GACGAGTAACCGCATCTTGTGCATCAACAGGGTCAGTGACATTTACGATGCGAGAATTGTTTACATCGATTGCGTTGCCCGAAGGAGCAAGACGCAAATCGCCATCTGCAACAATAGATCTTCCATTAAATGTTAATAACCCGACATTAAAATCGGTAAGACCAATAATCTCTGTAGTTGTATCGCCAAGTGTTACTGACGTATTCCCAAACGTAATGTATTGAGAAGAAATCGTATTATTTGCGTGGGAAAAATTGTCAGAATTAAAGATCTTATTTTCAAACGTTGTCGCGTGACCAAAGTTATCAATATTGATGTTAGTTAAAAAACCAAATACATCGTTATTTGTACTTAGTAACTCGTTTGAGGTATTGGCATGGCGAAGTGCAATATCAAGTTGTTCGCCAGAAGTAGTTGGATTAATTACAAGACCGTCGCCAACAGTGACAGATTGAATATAATCGCCGGTTGTGTTAAATCCTAACGCAACAGAATCGCTTGTGATAAGAGGCTTTTTCTCGCTACTTAAAACAAGTGATCTATTTGTATCTTGCTTTGGGACCGAACGGATCTTATTTGAACCGCCTACTTTTACCTTAATTGACATCTATTAAGAAACCTCCGATATAGTAGGAACAACTATCGCTAGTCCTTCAACTACTTTCGAGATTTCTCCTGTAGGCTTTCGCATTAAAACATCATATTCATATTTGCCAGGCTTTAAATCCCCGGAAGTGTTTGCTGACATTACCAAAGTAACATCATTGTTTGCGGCTTCTATTGTAAAATTCGCGGCAACGGTTGAAGAGTAAAACTTTCTCATACTTGCATAGAAGTTATACCCGCCGTTTCCAACAACGAGTTCGTCATCGTCACCGTCAAATAGTTCTAAAGTGATTCGGAAATCAGCGCCTTTGTCTATATATATGTTTGATCTTGAGGCCATTGTCCACTCTCTTAAATGCTCTTTCCATTATTTATAACAAATCACATAATAATAAACGAAAGGCGAGAGGCACTTATGCCTCTCTCGATGGTGGTATGTTACGACCTTTTCAGATCATCAACTTCTTCCTTGAGTTCTTTAACGGCTTCAATTAGTAATCCTGTAATATTACCGTAAGAAACTGATTTCATTCCAGTGGCATCGGTATTAACTAATTCAGGAACAACTGCCTCAACTTCCTGAGCAATCACGCCGACCTTCCTTGTTCCAGGAATAGCAATTCTTTCAAAATATACACCGCGCAATTGCGTAACTTTATCAAGAGCACCGCTAATTGTTTCAACATTCGTTTTAACTCTTTCATCGGATTGTGCATCAATATCACCAGTTGCAGTGAAGTCTCCGCCGCTCAAATCAAACGTAAATTTGTTAACCGCGTTATTCTTGATGTACCAATTACCGATTGAAAGAACGGTATCCATAACAAGATCGGTTGAGTCAAATACGATATGGGCATCGCCACCTGTACCAAACTCGAGCTCTAAGTTATCATCAATTCTTAAGTTGCCTGCCGTTTTCTGAGCGAAAGCATCGGCTTCAAGATAATTACCTGTTGCACCGTTAATTGTTCCGCCAACTGTCATATTACCAGCAACGTTGATATTTTCAACTGTTAATTGGTCGGTTGATGCCTGATAGAAGAAGTTGCTTTCTCCACCTGGGTTTGGCGATGCAGTTGCGTAAACTGGACGGCTACCTGTACCACCTTGTACCAACGGTACTGACATATTTGTTGACTGAAGGTTGGAGGCATAAAGGTCATTAATATTAACCTCTGAAGATTCAGCAGTTAAACCTTGTAAACCTTGAATACCTTGGAAACCATCAGGACCAACATCGCCTTGAATACCCTGGGTACCTTGTGCGCCTTGAACACCCGATCCTTCGCCACCTTGGAAACCGTCATTACCCTGCATACCTTGGGCACCTTGGAAACCTTGGTTACCGCCAGATCCAACACCTAATGGACCTTGAACACCCTGATGACCTTGAGCACCTTGAATACCTTGAGTACCGCCGCCGCCATTTTCACCTTGGACACCGCCGCCGCCTTGAATACCTTGAATACCTTGGACACCACCACCGGTTCCACCTTCAGCACCTTGGAAGCCTTGCGTACCTTGAACGCCTTGAATACCTTGTAAACCTGATCCTCCAGTTGCCGACGTACCTTGTAGACCTTGCGGACCTTGGGTACCTTGAGCACCTTGGTTACCACCTGCAGCCAATTCACCTTGTAAACCTTGAACGCCTTGTACACCTTGAGTACCTTGGAAACCTGCCCCGCCTGTTCCGCCTGGACCTTGGAAACCTTGCGTACCTTGCGATCCTGAACCATCAGGACCTTGGAAACCTTGAAGACCTTGGACACCTTGCGAACCTTGTGCCGCAGCACCACCTGTAATACCTTGAATACCTTGTGGTCCTGCAGGTCCTTCCTCACCTTCGGCGCCTGTAATACCTTGAACACCCTGTGATCCTGAACCAGATCCACCTTGTAAACCTTGAGCGCCATCTTGGCCGTTGGTTCCTTGTGGACCTTGAAGACCTTGAATACCTTGTGCGCCAAATCCTGCTGGACCTAGATCACCTTGTAAACCTTGTGTTCCTTGAAGTCCTTGCAGACCTTGAGTACCCTGAGTACCACCTGCACCCAATCCGCCTTCACCTTGAATACCTTGTAAACCTTGAGTACCTTGTGGACCTTGAACGCCTTGGTGTCCTTGGAAACCTTGTGTTCCATCAGATCCGTCGTTTCCTGCCGTACCTTGTGGGCCTTGGATACCTTGAATCTCTTCGCCTTGTAAACCTTGAACACCTTGTGTTCCGTCGGTGCCATCAACCCCACCGAGACCTTGGATACCTTGAACACCTTGCGAACCAGCACCATCAGCACCTTGGAAACCGAGGTCGCCTTGAATACCCGTGAAACCTTGAACACCTTGCGGTCCAGGATCACCTGCATCACCTGTTCTTGCAAAGGTAATGCGTACGTCTTGGTTATCAGAATAAGAACTTACTGAACCGTTTAAGAATGTACAGTCAATTTCAAAATAACCAGATTGTTCTTGTAAAGCATCAATTGTATAGATTACAAAGTTTGCTGCATTAGAACCGTCGGTTACTTTAAAGTGTCCTTTAATTGTAGAAGTAGAATCGTCAATTGTTCTTAAGTATGATTGTAGATCGTTGAAGTCATCGTCACGATCATCAATATACATTACCGTGGCTGAACCTAAGGCACCGTTGTTGAATTTTAATCTACCGATACCTGGGTCTGATGCGTTCGTATCAGATTCAAAAGTATAGTCAAAAGTAGCACCACCAAATCCACCGTCAGAACCTTGTATACCTAGATTACCTTGTAGACCTTGAAGTCCTTGGACACCTTGTGTACCTTGAACACCAGCACCAGTCTCACCTTGTAGTCCCTGTAGACCTTGTAGACCTTGCAATCCTTGTGTACCTTGAGCACCTTGCGTACCTTGGAAACCAACGTCGCCTTGAATACCTGTAATACCCTGGAAGCCTTGAGTACCTTGCTGCGCTTCACCTTGAATACCTTGGAAACCTGTGAAACCTTGGATACCAGTTGTACCTTGGTAACCTTGAAGTCCTTGCAAACCTTGTAGACCCTGAAGACCTTGTAATCCTTGTACGCCTTGCGCCCCTTGTAAACCAGTATCTCCAGTAAATCCTTGTGTGCCTTGGACACCTTGTGTACCTTGAGCACCTTGTAGACCTGTAATACCTTGTAAACCGCGTGGGCCTGCAGGAATAAACGAAACAAGAGTATCAGGACCGTGATCGTTGTCTACGTTATCCCAATCATAACTTGCAACGGCACCCGAAGCAACATAAGTAACTGAGAATATACCGTATGCCTTTGAACCGCTGTCCCAATCAAATTCATTTATTTCGTAAACAACAAAATGGTGCCCAGCAGGACCATCATTGTCGGCTGTGCTTTCAATAAAGATATGGCCTTTTGGACTTGCTAAGGTATCAATATAATCATAGAATTCATCTAACTGATTTGAATATTGATCGTCAGGAATATCATCAATGATAAGAGTATTTGCAGTACGAATATCGTTACTGTTGATTTTCCAACTGCTTGCAGTAGGTGCTGAAATAGTACGGTCGCCGTCATAAAGGAATTGCCAAGTTAAACCGCCATGATCTCCATAGAAACCTTGGACGCCTTGCGTACCTTGAGCTCCTTGAGAACCAGTTGTACCTTGCGGACCTGTGTTACCTTGAAGGCCAACATCGCCTTGAATGCCTTGCGTACCTTGAGCTCCTTGAGCACCAATAAATCCTTGTGTACCTTGGAAACCTGTGAAACCTTGGATACCTGTGAAACCTTGTAAACCTTGCGTTCCCTGAATACCTTGGAATCCGCGATCACCAGAAATATTAAATGCTACAATACAAGGAAGCGAAATATAAGTACCTGGATTGCCTGGCAGATCTTCAGCGACAAAATCTTCCTTTACAGCAGCACCCGATAGGTACGTTACATCCATATCCCAATAGTTACCATCGTCAGTAAGTTCTTGTATTGAAAAGATAACATATACAGATGGATTATCACGTAATGTGATTTTCATGTATGCTTTATTAGCAGATGATGAAGAATCAATAGCTGTAAAATAACCTGTTAAATCAACATTAAATGAGTCGCTATCTGCAATCCAAATTTTAGTTGCGCCAGTGAGTGCTCCTGTATCAGCAGCCGGAGAATTGAAATACATAAACCCGCTAGTAGCAGGAGATGGTTCTGCAAAGTTGTGTGATACGTTGTATTGAACAACCATTCCAGAATCGTCGCCTGAATAACCTTGGAAACCGTCATTACCTTGGACACCTTGGAATGCCTGTGGGCCTTGTAAACCCTGAATACCTTGAAGACCTTGGACTCCTTGAGTACCTTGGATTCCTTGAACGCCTTGGATACCTTGAAGACCTTGCGTACCCTGATTACCTTGAACGCCTTGGTTACCCTGAATACCAGTAATACCTTGGAAACCTTGAACACCTTGGTTACCACGGAAACCACGAGAACCTTGGATACCTTCTTCACCGATGGTACCTTGCATTCCTTGAATACCAATAGGACCTTGGAAACCTTGAACACCACGGAACGAACCAATGTTTACCCAAGTGTTTGATCCAACGTAAATCCATAGTTCGTCATCAGCTTCATCAATAACACCTTCGCCAATGTTTGCTGATGGGAATGCGGCATTAAGAGTTGCTTGCGGGTCACCGCCTGAATCTACATCAGCTACCGAACCGATAATTGTAAAACCAGGACCGTAATCGCCCTGTAAACCTTGTACCCCTTGTACCCCTTGAGTACCCTGTATTGTATTATTAGCAGCGCCGCCGTCAAGTAATTCCCACGCGGTACCATCAGAATATCTGATGTTTCCGTTGGTATCATAGATTAAAGATCCTTCAAATGGAACAGGATCTAGTTGCGTATAATCTTGAGGAATACCTTGCCCAATTAGGGTGGTTCTTCCTCTTAAGCTCTTAAATCTACTCGACATCGTCTTCCTCTGCCTGGCCTAGCGTGAACGAGATCATAGCATCAACTGCTAAATTCGTATCAGCTTTAATTTCTAATAAATCACCGGACGCAAAGAATTGTCCGTTTAATGGCAAGGCAAAGGTATCGTAAGATGGAATCGGCATATTCCTAACTATCCAAAACTCATCATTTGATGCGTATCTGTGAGTTCTTACATCAACCTTTACCGTATTTGCGCTATGGTTTGAAATAATGAGTGGACTGATAACCTCGCCAACGCCTGGTTCGGTTGTTGTTGACCCACCGAAAACCAATTCAGGAACTTCGTAGTTAGGAACCTCAATCAGCGTTTGCCAATTTGTTGTAACTGTAAAGTTACTAATAACCGGTTTGGCGTCAGGCGCCTGGGAGGTTTCAATTGTTGTGATCGTATTATTTGCCATTAGATTGTTGCCCTACTGTTAGAAGCCCTTCTTGCAAGTTTACGAACTGAGGATGTAAATGGTCGGCCTTCAATTCGTCCTGTTCTACCGTTAATTCTTAGTCCTCTTGCGAAGTACTGGTTATTCAATTCGTCAGCGCCTGACCATCTGATTCTACCACCATTCTCTGACAATACAGAGGCAGTAGCAGAAATTGCAGAACCAACGTTTCTGAAGTTCAGCGGTAGTGCGTTTCTGTTAACACCTGCCGAAGCTCCGTTAAACTGGTGAGCAATGGATTCAACGAGTGAACCGAATGTTAAGAAGTTAGGTCTCAATACTGTATCAATTAAGACGTTATCAATTAACTCGGTTACCATGTTCCTATGCTCTAGGTCCGGTGCGATATTGTTATTTATATAGGTTTTCATCTGTGTCCAAGCGCCTTCGAAGGATTCTAGAAGATCCGTGTTATTTGCGCCTGCGTTTGCCCACGTTGTACCTGTCCAATACCAGATCTGTCCGATGTAACGGTTTCCATTATTGTTTGTTGGAATAATGTATGCATCCCAGCGTTTCTTAGTTTCAATCGCATCACGAGTAGCCGTATCAATAACCGTTCCTTTGAATCTTAATCTGCGATAATCAGCAAATGTTCTTGGCGGATTAAATACCGGGAATACGTGTTGTGCATCAATGTTAAAGAATGCCGCTGCGTATGCTCTTGTTGATTGATCTCCACCTGCGCCTTCAACGTTATATTCACCAGTCAAGTTAACTGATGGATCAACATATCTGAAGTCGTTTTGCATAACTTTCAGCAAGTTGTTTGCGTCACGATATGTCTTAGGTAGATCAATAAACTTGTATTCAGAAGTAATAAATCTTTGAACCTCGCGTTGTAATCTGCGCTTGTTGTTTGCCAAAATATCTTTAGAGAATCTGAATACTTTGTTTTTATCATCTTCCCATGTAAAGTCAGGTTCATTCAATGGACCTAAGTACTTCGGTGAGTTGAAGTAAAGTGCGTTGTAGAAGATCATACCGTTATCGTATGCCTGTTTTGCTCTTTCTTCATCACCCATTTCTGGGCGAAGTTTTTGTCCTGGGTAAGAACCTGTTACAACATCGCGAATGATTTCACCTAGGCGGCGATAAGATTGTGCTGTTGCAACTCTTGTGTTTTCTGGAATGCGTAATTGGTTATTCCAATAGTAGAAGTCCGCGTTCCAACGAGATGCCGCGTTACCACCGTAGTTAAGATCCCAGCTGATAGCATCAATGATGTATCCTGAGTCACGGCGACATTTTGCTTTGCTATAGTCAATAATTGTAAAGTTATCTTTGATGTGTTGTACCACATCGTCAGCAAGGAATCCAAGATTATCGTCAATAGCATTTCCTGCCCATACCTTACTTGCATCAACCCAAGATGTATTAGGTTCAACAAGTTCAGGTAGTGCATCCAATCCATCGCGGCGGATTGCTTCTTCGACGATACGAACCATATCAGCAGCCCATTCACCTTCAACCGAAGATGCTGCATCATTTGTAGTATCCTGTCCTGCTTCCAATTCTTGAATAACTTTGCTAACAAGGTTTGCCATTTCGTCATAGAAATCTGCTGTCTGTTGACGTTGGTCAAACGGTAGAACACTTGTTGCATTATCAAAGTACATATTTGCCGCAAGTCTTGTTGCGTAGTTTGTTTCATATTGTACGTCGTGTGAAATAGCATCAATCATAATGCCAACATCACGACGGCATTTCTCTTTAGGATAACTGATGCCGTTGTATTCGCTTGAGATGAAGTTAACCATGCTTGTTACTAATGCTTCAAGCTTGTCATCAACTTTATCTTTTTCTGTATGGAATGTAGCAGGAATCCAATTTGTATATGGCTCAACTCTTGCTGGCAGATTTGTTGGATTGTTATCATCAGCAATATGAGCAATCATTTCGCCAAGTGCTTTAACTTCCGCTGCAATTTCTCTTCTTGCTGCAAGTGATGTCTTATCTTGTTTCTTGGTATTTCCAACAACAGTTTGAACCGCCCATTCAGTTGCACTTACGAATGTATGAGCACCGGTATAACCTTGTGCAGTTCCTACATTTACTGTTACTGTTGTTGCAGTTACAGCTTCAACTTTCAGTGGAGTTTCAAATGCAGGATCTGTAACTCTTGGATGAGAAATTTGAACTGCAGGGCTACCACATTCAAATGTGAATGATTCTTTAGCAAGTAAGATATGGCTTCCTACTTTCAAATCGTGATTGCCAAGAGTAATTACAAATTGACCGTTAAGAACATCGTAGGTTGCAGTAGATGGAGTATACTTTCTGCCAATTCTTAAAGGAACCGTTGTATTACGAGTAATATCATGCATTACTTTACCCATATGCATGAATGCTTTCTTCGTTGGTTCTCTTTGTTCAAGTGGTAACAAGTTAACCGCATTTACGAAGTAAATCTGAGCAGCATTCCACATTGCTGAATTACCGCCGTATTGAATATCGTGGGAAATTGCATCAACCATGTATCCAACATCTCTGCGGCATTTTGCTGAATCATACTCGAGATAATCAAATTTCTCTTGTAGATGAGTATTAACGCCAGCGGCAAGTGGTGCAAGTCTTCCTGCAATAATTACTGCCTCTGCCTCGTAATTATATCCTGTACCTGTACCTGCTTGAGGTTCAATCGCGGCAGGCATATTAATTACTGAATCTTCGGTAATAATATTCGCAACAATATTCCACAGTCCTGGGATACGGTTTGCTTCCGCAGCTGAGGCTGTTGAGAATCCTGCTGTTACCTGTACTTCTGGGTTACTTAAAGATTTTGAAACGGTTTGCTTCAATACAACTTGCTGAGAAACTGTACCTAAGTGTTCAAATACAGCAGCAGTTGGAGCTCTTTGATCTGCAGGTAATCCTACATTAACTCCATTTTCAAAATAGAGTCTTGCAACATCTCTCATAGCAACATTTGATCCATGCAAGATATCGTGCTTAACAGCATCAAGCATATAACCAACATCTCTACGGCATTTTGCTGTGTCGTATGAAAGCGATGAGTAATTTGTAGCAATCCAAGCAATACATTCTTCAACGATAAAGTCTCGGTTCAAATCTAAACCATCTTCAACATTTTGTGCGCTTGTATTTTGATATGCTGTACCGTAATTATAGGCAGGTGCTGTTTCACCTTTCATAATTGCGATAATATTATCAAACGATGCAGTTGCAGTTGTAAGAGCTGTACCTGACAATCTTGGCTCAATATCTCTTCTTAGATATTTGATTGCTTCAATTGTTTCTGCCAATTGCTCTTCAATTACTTTATCTGTACTTGCGTTACCAGCACGATATGCTCTGCCTGCATAAACACCGTTATAGTTGCCGCCTGTCTGTACATCGCGTTTAACCGCGTTGACAATATATCCAACATCTCTTGCGCATTTATCTTCATCATAAACAAAGTATTCGTCATTAATATATGCAACAACTTCATCTTGGATAAAGTCTTTGTTTTTCTGTAATGAATGGCGAGCGAACGTTCTGCTCGGTTCAATAAGAGGAGCAGTAGCAGTATTGGCAATAGGTAATGGTCTCAATGTCTGCTGACCTTTGGATATATCCAGTGATCCCGTATAATCTGGGATAACCAATCTATCATCAACAACTGCTGAAATAATATTTGCCAATCTCTTAGCTTCAGTGCCCGTTGCCGCTGTTGCCGCTGTTCCTGAAGTATCTTGAGTTTTTGTATTTCCTGTAGTTGGAGTTACCGCTGTTTCTGTAACGATATCATCAATTACATCAGCAAGATGCTCGAACGCAAGCCTTGTAGGTTCACGTTGTTCGTATGGAAGAACATTAACCGCACCTTCGAAGTAGTATCTTGCGGCATTGATTGTTGCCTCTTCACCACCATAAGAAAGGTCTTCGGCGATTGCATCAACAATATATCCAACATCACGTGGGCACTTATCAATTTGATATGCAAGACCATTATATTCTTGGCGAATATGGTCAATGATTTCGTATTGGTACTTAGGAGTTGATCCCCACAGCTCTTCATATTGAGAAAGAACCGCGGCATCGTATCCTGTGCCTGTCAGTGGTGGCTCTTTAAACTCTGGGTTTGTTAATCCTGTATCTTTGCCGTCTGTACCATAACCTGGTCCGCCTGCAACATAACCTGCCGTATCTTCGTATCCTGTTGTACCAAATGTTTCTTTATAATTATCTTCTTCAATAATATCAGAAATTGTCTTGAACAATCTTACAACTTCATTTGCAGCTTCAGGATTTACAGATGGACGGAATACGCCATCGGCACGAACAAAGCTATGAACTCCCGTGTATCCTTTTGCATCTCCTACATCCAATGTGAATGTATTTGTTGTTGTGCTAATGATTTCACATGGAGTATTGAAGTATGGATCTGTTGCTCTTGGGTGGCTGATTTGAGTATTTGCCACTTCAGTGTTTGAGCAGGAGAAGGTAATTGCTCCTTCCTCCATTACAATCCAATCCCCGGTTTCCATTCCGTGGCCATTGACTGTTACTGTCATAATACCTGTAACAGGATCATATGATGCATCAGTCGGAGTAAGCTCGTTGTTTGAAGCATTGAATGTTTGAGCAACTGGTGTTTGCAGAGTTGCAATTTCTTCTCTTACGATTTGGCCTGCAAGTTCTGCGATGTGTTGATATGCATGTGCAGTTTTAGGTTTTTCTTCATCATCCAATACGCTTACTGCATTGTCAAAGTATACTCTTGCGTTACCAAGCGTTGCAGCATTTGAACCATGCTGAACATCCCAAGATACTGCATCAATAAAGTATCCTAAATCTCTTTCGCAATCTGCTTCGTTATAAACAAATCCTGGATAAGTATTTGCCATCCAAGATGTAACTTCATCTTGAAGCATTGCTTTGTTTGCTTGCAACGCTTTTCTTGCAGCCAAAGTATCTTCTGAATGGTAACCATCACCGAAGGTAATAATATCAGCATTTGAAGTACCGTTCTCCATGATTTGAACGATTTCATCAAACGCAGTATTTGCTCTTGCTTCTCCATCACCGCTTAAGATATCTGCTGAAACCTGATCTCTTAACCAACGGATTGCTCCTGCTGTTTCGGTAAGCTGCTCGGTAATTACTTTATCTGTACTTGCATTTCCTGAGCGATAAGCATAACCCGCAAAGATTGAGTTAATATTTGAATCTGTTGCCATGTCGCGGCGGACAGCATCAAGAATGTAACCCGTATCACGCATACAACGTTTATCGTCATATACGAAGTAGTTATCTTTCAACCAAGCATCAATTTCATCTTGTAAGAATGCTTTGTTCTTGAGAAGAGTATCAGCAGCATTAATCTTATCACGGGTAATTGTTGATCTTACCTTGATAACTGCGCCTTCTTCTGCACTTACAAATGTATGGTTGTTTGCATAACCATTTGGAACTGCGCCTGTATTAACTGTGATTGTAGTATTAGATACGGCAGTAACTGCAATTGGTTTTTGATAATTTGGTTCACCGATGCGTGGGTGAGAAATCTCAGTTACCGTCGCACCGTTTGCACAACTGAATACAACCGATTGAGGTTTAAATTCAATATGGTCGTCAGTTGTAACGCCGTGTCCTTCGCCTAAGGTAATTTCCATCACACCAGTATCAGGAGCATATGTTGCTGTTGATGGAGTGAAGTATGAATCAACCTTAGCAGGATCATTAAAGTAGATTGCATTTGTATCAATACAATCCACATCTGCACTTACAAATGTATGGTCAGATTGATAACCGTTTGCATTACCTACGTTAACTGTAATCGTTGTTCCTGTTGCACCTGTAATACGAACAGGCTGGCGGTAAGCAGGTTCACCAACTCTTGGATGGCTCAATTCTGTAATGATTGAGGCATTTGAAGTATTTGCGCAAGAGAATGTGATTGCTGAATCCGCAATATTAATCCATCTTCCTACTGGCAGATTATGTTGACCGATAGTTAATGTCATATCACCAGAGATTGGATCGTAAGAAGCGGTTGACGGTGTGAACTTGCCGTTATAAACATTGGTAACTTTAACCGCGTCGGGTTCCGCATATACAAAGAATTGCGGAGATGTGTAAGTACCTGAATCGCCGGCATTTACCGTGATCGTTGTTGCTGTGACGGCTGTAATTACAAGATCCGTTTCAAACGCAGGATCTGTCGCTCTTGGGTGGCTGATTTCAAATGTACCTGAAGTGTTTGAGCATTCAAACGTCATAGAGCCTGCTTCAATTTGAATTGTATCACCAATTCTTAAATCGTGAGCGCCGACTGTCATTGTCATCAAACCAGTGTTGCCGGAATAGTCAGCAGCAGTAGGAGTAAAGCGACCGTTATTAATTCCGTATTCTTTAATTCCATTCAGTTTTGCTCTTACAAAAGTATGTGGTTCAGCATAACCGTTTGGAATAGAACCTGCATTCACAGTGATTGTTGTTGTGTTTGCCGCTGTAATTGAAACTGCAGTTCTAAATAAAGGATCGGTTGTTCTTGGATGAGAAATTTCAGTTACAATGCCAGTTGCTGTATTTGCACAAGAAAGCGTAATTGCTTCTTCATCAAAGATAATCTGATCTCCAACCTCAAACGTATGGTTGTTTAATGAGATTACCATAACACCTGTTGAAGGATTATAGTCAACATCTGTTGGAGTATATTGACGCCCGCCTGGTGCCATGATATTTAAAATATCGTTATAGGCTGTTTCAACTCTGTCTGAATAAATGCTGTCGGCAAGTAAGTCAACAGTTTCAAGTTTAAGGTGTTCAATTGCTCCTACTGTTTCAGGCAATTGGTCGTTAATTGTTACCGCTGCGGTTGCGCCGCGATATGCAACACCTGACTGAATTGAGTTGAAGTTTGTACCTAGCTGCGCATCTCTTAATACCGCAGGTACAATGTACTCTTTCATATCACGTTGGCATTTTGCCGAATCATAGAAGAACCATTCGTCATCAGCCCAATTCATCATGTAATCTTGAATGAATGCTTTGTTTGCTTGTAATTGCTTACGAGCATTACGCTTATTAGCAGGAATATTTGTATCATCACTGAATGAGATTTCTGAACCCAATTCAATAACTGCACCGTCAAGAACATCTTTTAATGTATGCGTTCCTTTGTATCCAGTTGCGCCAACATTAACCGTAATCGTTGTTCCTGTTGTTGCTGTAATCGGAAGAGCAGATTTGAAAGCAGGATCTGATTTTCTTGGGTGTACTAATTCTACAACGCCGCCATCAGTATCACAAGTAAATGTGAATGATTCAGGCATCAGTAGAATATATCTTCCTACCTCAAGATTGTGTGATCCGATTGTAATTGTGAACGTTCCGTCAGTAGCATATGTTGCCGCAGTAGGAGTATAACGCGTTCCATCCTGTTTTAGGATTGAAAGAATTTCTTCAAACTTCTCATAAGCTTCGGCTGCAAATGGTGCAGAGTTTGCTTCAACAATTTTATCAGTTGAATAACGCAATCTTTCGTATGCTGAAATTGTTTCATCTCTTTGTGCACCGATTACGTTCTTAGCAGCTTTAAAGTAATAAGCATTACCTGCGGTTACTGAGTTGTAGTTTGTATCAAGCATTGTGTCATATTTGACTGCAGGCAAGATAAACTCACGAACGTCGCGTTTACATTTTGCTGAATCGTATGCAAAGAAGTTTGGATTATTGTCTAACCAATCAACAAATTCTTCGATGATAAACTCGCGGTTGTCTTGAACAACTTCACGAGCTCCTGTACGAGGACCAACTCCTGTATCAGCAAAGATAATGCTGTTAGCAACCGGTTCACCATTTTGTAATACGTTTAATGTTTCGTTAATTGATTTATCTACACGATCATTAACTGCGGTGTTTGCATTCTCAAAGATAAAGTTCATTTCATCTTTAAGGTGCTCAATTGAACCTACTGTTTCTGTAAGCTGTTCATTAACAACAACATATGAGATTGGCGAACGATAAGTAATACCGTTTAAGCGACCCCAATAGTTTGAATTCGTTGCAACGTCCATGCCAACGTTATCAACAATGATTCCTGTATCACGGAAACATTTATCGGCATTGTAACCTTGGTAGCCAAGGCCAGGAGAGCCGTTAAATCCTGTTGTAGTATTTGCTGTTAAGTACTCAATCATGTCATCAATGATTGCTGGTGCGCTTTCAGCAAGATCGTCGGCAAATGCTGTGTTAGCGATTAAGTTATTAGAATCGTTAACTTTTGCTGGGTTAACAATAACAGTATTACCACGAGCACGCATCGAGATGTCACCGAACTGCGAACCTGAGTTATTCAATGTCATCTGGCCGCCATCAAGGGCAAAGAATGCCTGACGAGTAAAGATTGACAATGAACCAATACCGTTAACACCAGCGCCGTTCTTAGCAACATAACCTGTACCGTTTTGAGTACGAGGCGTGAAACCAAAACAAAGTACGTAGGTGTAAAGCGAGTCGGTATCAAGTACCGCTCTGTCCGCTAGAAGACAACCACCACCGCGACCGACCAACCTATTTGGGAAATCGTCAATGCCGATACGTTCAACTGTACCTGTACCGCCTCTTTGAGCGTAAAGAATATCTCCAACTTCTACGTTACCTTTTAAGTTACGGACATAAATTTGTCTGTCAGAATCAATATCATCAACGTATGAAATATACCCAGTAGCACCACTTGAGAATGTAACCTCATCGTCAATCTCAAATTGAGCTTGCGGCGAGTGACCAACTTCTAAATAGAATTCCTGTCCTAAGTCAAGGATTGTACCTTTTGAGTTGAATGGGTTAAGTGGTGGTTCAACATCCAAACGGTTGAAGTTTGACAACTGAGAGGAGTCACGAATATATGGAGATCTTCTTAACAATGCACCTGGGCGATATGCAATTGCGAAACCGCCTTCAGGTTGGTCAAAGTTATCAACCTCAAAGTTCATATATGCAAAACCTTGAACATAACAACCAGATCCAACTAGGACACCGTTAGTTCTTTCCCAACCAGGTTTCTTCTGAATAACTGTAGCATACTGGCCTGCAGTTGAAGTCATTGCACAATCATCAGGAAGAACAATTGGTTCATCGACATAATAAGTACCTGGTCCACAAGAAATATGAACTGCGTTATTAATATCGTTTCGGTTTACATCACCACCTGCCTTTTCAATTGCAAGCTGTGAAGCACGCTTAAGTGTTCTAACAGGTTTAAGCATTGAACCTGGATTATTATCATCACCATCTACAGCAACGTGAACCTTTAATGCTTTTTCTGCTGATCTGCCAAGCTCGTCAGTTAATTGAGCATAAGAAATCTGTTCGACTTTACCAGTCTTTTCGTTTTTCAATGCAAAGAATGAGTTTTCAGCAATACCTGGATCAAAGACTGCACTCAATTGCATATCGTAATCAACAAGAGTAGAATCAACGATTACTGAATTAGCAAGATCAACTCTTTCAATCGTTCCGTCACGAATATCTGAATTAGTAATTACGCCACCATCAAACGAAGACCTTGTCATGTTTGTGTTAGCAGAAGTCATATCCTCAGTAGAAGAACTTGTAATTGTCATGTTCTGAGCAATTACGTTATTCATATTACCTTGGAATGACGAATCAGTGATTACAGTATTTGCGACTGTACCTTCGTCAATTGTCGTATTCGTAAATACGTTATTGTTACCAGTTCCGTTTGAGAAATCTGAGTTATCAATATTAGTATCAGTAATTGTGCCTTCGTCAAATACTGACTGCGTGATTACAATATTGTTCGCAGTTGAATTACTAATTGCACCAGCATTAAATGTTGATGTTGAAATTGCAGAACCGGTGATTGTATTATTAGCAAGTCTCGTGTCCCAAATTTCGCCATTTGAAAAACGTGAATTTGTAATATCAACATCGTCAAGATCAGTGTCGAAAATGTTACTGTTGGAAATATCAACCGTGTCAATTGTTCCACGGGAAATCTCAACATCAGTCATTACAACATCATCTAGGACGAGGTTTGTAAGAATTAGGTTATTAGCAGTACCGCCTTCAATTTCAATGTTCTCAATACGAGTATTCGTAAAGACGTTATTGTTGCCTGTGCCATTTGAGAAATCTGAATTATCAATCGTAGAATTAATGAACACCATGTTGTTGCCGGTGCCACGTTCTAACGTGCCATCATTAAATTCAGAATTAGTAATGATTGAGTTATTTACAGTACCGTCATTAAATGAAGATTCATTAATAACAGACTCTGTCATTGTTGAATCGTCTATCTCTGCCCGATTGATAGTCGTATCATTTATAGTACCACGATTATAAATTGAATCGTTAATCGTGACTCCACTTAGTGTGGAGTTAAACATATTGACGCCTGAAATTGAACCACCGGTGATTGTTATTCTATTGAACTCTTCATACTGAATAGCTTGTACTAATTCACGCCTTGTGATGTTTTTAGTACCATCGTCACCTTGGATCAAATTAACAATGACAAAGAGGTCTTCTGGGCGCGTATTAACGCCAAGTATCGGGCCTAATTCTGAAATCTTTGACATTCAGGTATCCTTTAAATTTTATCTCTTACTCGATAAACGAGTCATATGGCTTTAGTCTATATCTATTATTTATAACGGTATTAGCTGACGGAGTTGGCAATTCGGCGCCTGTTCTTTCAAATTTAGTTAATGCAAACATAAAACCTCCACGATCTGCAGTGGTCGGTATTGTGTTTGCGTTGCCAATCTTTTCGGCAAATTTCATTGTTACGAATGATTTAATTTCAGTATTTCCTTCAGCGACCCAGCTAGGTTGATGGTATCTATTTTTTATTTCAAACATAGCATCCATTTCTGTTTCAAACCTACCTTCATATTCATCGGCCGAAGCAGGAACATCTGGTTCATAACATAATTGAACAGAAACCAAAGATAAACTTTTATCATCATTAACAGCATACGTTCTATTACCTAATGTATCCCAAGCTTTATTCTTGGTTCGCGTGTATGCTTTTATCGTTGTAAATCTTTCTTTATCTAAATCATAATAAACTTTAACACCACCGCCTATACCTTCAATTGCTTGCGACGTGTTTGCGTATTGTCCAGGCAAATCATATTCATCAAAAAACCACCAGCAATCATAAGGCATTTGCCCACCAAAACATATTGTATTTGCGCCGTATACAGGATGCGGTTGCCCCATTGATCTAGTCATATTTATACCAAGGCGAGGGTTTCTTATCGCGTCAATTTGCCGCCAAGTATTAATAAAATCTCGCATTTCTTGGTTAATGCCAAGAGGATGATTAGTCTGAATCCAATCAACCATTACATTAGCAAACGTTTGGGAATCTTTACCATAAAAACCAATGTCAAGATCACCGTTAACCGTTTCACCTTTGCCAACGGCAATATGACTAATCTTTTCTTCAAACTCATCTGATATCACAATATCAGAATTACATACCTCTGTTAAAAACTCTTTCCAAATACCCATAATTAAAACACCCTATATCCGTCGTTCCAATTACCTTCGCCGCGTGTATTCACAACATAAGTTCTATCGCCCGATGCTCCACCTCTAATACGTACATAACCAGGAGATCCGCTTCCACCGTTTTGAGGAAGACTATTGTAACCACCACCGCCTGCGCCAGTTCTTATATCAACATAAGAGTTAACGGCAATGTATGTTCCTGATGCCGAACCGCCGCGCGAACCGCCTGCGCCCGCGTTTCCAGCAGAATCGTTTTTACCGCCACCATCACCACCGCCTCCACCACCGCTTGCGCCCCAAGCTGTGCGTGTTGAAGCTCCGCCGCTGTTATTAGCACTACCGCCGCCACCGCGCCCATTACCATTAATAGGAGAGTTTTGACCGTTACCGCCTGATGTACTTCCAACGTTACCAGATCCGCCGCCTCCCCCACCGGATACTCTAACCACATCGTTTCCGCTGTTGTTTCTTACCCACGAATCACCGCCAGCTCCACCGCCACCGTACACGGCATTATTAGGTCCGCCATCGTTAAATCCACCACCACCGCCTCCCCCACCGGCAGAAATTACAACATTAAGTGGGTAACCATCTGTCGCCCCATAAAAATTACTTAATGCAATTTGGCCTGATGTTGGAACGTTGTTGTTTTGTGGAATATTAGGAACATAGCCGCCACCGCGATAATATTCGCGCAACTCATCCTGGCCTGGTGTATTGCCAAACTCATTTCTTAAGTCATTAATTGATATTGTACCGCTAGTCTGGAGTGGCATTCTTGAGCCTCTGTACTTCGTCTTGCAATTCTTTGACTGCTTCGATGAGGAGGGCTACTATTTGACCGTATCTTACTGCTTTATGTTCACCACGTGTTGGATGGTCGGCTGTATAAACGAGGCCGGGTAGTACCATCTCAACTTCTTGAGCAATAACACCTGTCGCTCTCTCACCTGGTTTGTCTTTATATTCAAAGGTGTATCCACCTAATGCTCTAACCTTTTCAAGTGGGTTTTCAATTCTTTCAATATCTTGCTTTAATGCAATATCCGACGTGCTATAATCTGTTACAACTTCTCCTAATGCATAAACATTATTTGCAGTAATATCAGCGTTTAACATTGAAAGGTTACCATTAAAGTTTACGGTTCCTTGGAAACGAGCATCACCATTTACATCAAGGTCTGTTGTAATTTCAACAGCTTCAGTTGTAATAAGATTAGGTACAGTTAACGTTCCGCCTGTAGTAAGTTCAAATTTAGTAGTACCGGTTCCGGTGTCAATAATAAACTTTCGGTTTGTTGAATCTTGAATACCAACATCCCAACCTACGGTACCATCAGTGTATCTTGTTTGACCACCGCCTGAGGAATATAAGAATGTTGCGCATCGCTGATCTGTTGCTGCTGTAATTGTAATAGGTACATCAAAATCAACGTCTGCCGATGCTGTTCTCGAACTTATAAGATCAGATTGAACACTGGTTGTTGCGATTAAATTAGTTGCAGTAAAGTTCCCAACAAGGGTAGCATTACCATTTGTTGTATCACCAGAACCAGTAGAGGCGGTGACAGTTTCATTCTTAAACAAATCCACTAATTCGTTTGTTTTATCAAACCAATTCTGAAAAGTTTGAGATGTTGCGATATTCGTAATGCCTGACTTTGCCATTTAACAGTTCTCTACTTTTTCTAATTTTTCTTCAACTCGCGCAAGGCAAGCTTTAATTTCAACCACCTCTTTAGATAGTCGCTCAACCTTGCGATATAATTGCTTTTCCATTTTATATTTATTAAGAGCCGCAGCATCCGTATTCAGAACGGCGTTTGATATTTCATGTCTCTGTATCATGTTAATGCAATCGCTCTGAAGTCGGCCACGTTTGGCGCTCGGTGAATATTTGGCGAAAGCAAATCAATACGGATTGCGAATTTGCGATATCCAACAAAATCTCCGCCTGCGCCTGATGTATAGAATAATGCACCATCACCATTTTTGTTTGCCTCAGGTACCTCATAAACGAATTCTCTGTAATCCATAGGATTTGAGGTAGAAGAATATGCTCTTTCTCCTTCAGTCTTTTCAAGTTCGATCCAATCAATCGTATCAAATGCTTCACTATCGTATGCGTGTTGTGGGCGAATATAAACTTTAATATCTGAACCTTCAGGTCTATAACCAGTTAAGTATAAGCGCATATCTTCGGCATCAAGATCTTCCGCAAGTTCAACAACTTTTGAAATATATCTTGCAGTACCAGAGTTATCAACACGATATTGGTTTGCCATAAGTAAGCTTGTTTCAATATCAATTAAAGGAGAAGAAGTTGTATTTGTACCAGTCATATCAATTGTAATCTCAAACGGTTTAACACTGCTAAGATCATTTGATTTACTGTAAAGTACAACACCATTTTTAGCAAAGAAGTTTGCATCACCGAACTTCATCTTTTGTTCGTAGTAATTATTCGTATTCTGAGTATCAACAAATCTGCCTTTTATTGTAGTTCTTGATGCAGAATCGTTTGTTCTTTGAATAATTGGTTGAACATAACTTAAATTAATATCATCAATGGATGAAATATCAGCTTCTGTTCCGCTATCTAATCCGTAAACAGTATTTGCTACTTCGAATGGGAATGTTGATGTTGCAGAACTTTCTTCAATATATAAAGTTTCAGGTCTACGGAAATTATGGTATGTTGCTTTACCAAGAACAACTGGTCGGCCCGTTGCACCAGCAAAAGAAGCCTTTTTAACAGTTGTCATTTCTGATGCAGAAACGATTTCAGCAATTTTGAAAACATCTTTTCTTGTTTGACCTGAGTCTTCAATTAAGATATAATCGCCGGCTGCATAAGTATCGTCAAGGTCAGTACCTGTAATTGTTTTAGAACCAACTGAAATACTTATAGTATCATTACCGCCAACATTATCTTTTAATTGATAAACGTATTCACCCTGAGTAAATTGACCGTTCCAATCTAAAAGTGTAAAGAATTCGTGGTCATTATTAGTTAATGTAATTGATCCTTGCGTTGAATTGAAATCATGACGGTATAAAGTAAACTTAAGATCTTCATCTTGATATGATTTCCAAGCTTTGTTGTTTGTTGATGTAAACAGAATACCATCACCCCAGTCAGCAACAACTGATTGGCCGTTGGTATCCCCCGGTGTTAAATCGGTACCGCCAACCTTTGAAGTATATACCAAATAATTCGGGTCGTTTGCGTCAGGACGAATAACAATACAGTATTCAGTTTCTGTCTCAAGTCTAACAGGCGCTTCAAAATCAACTGTCGTTACAACACTTGCATCAGCAGAAACATTTACCTGTGAAGGTTTCAGGTGTGTTTGTGAGAATGGGATAATTCTGTTTCCAGGATATCCATTAACAACTTCTCTTATTTCAACTGTCGTACCGTTAATATTGCTCTTACGGTTAAAGTATAAATCAACCTTTGAAATCATTACTGTATTAGAACCTTGACCCATACCTTCTTTAATGAAGAATGTTTGAGCAAGAGGATCACCTCGGTTAATTGGTCTTAACGCGACGTTACGAGTTGTTACAGTTTGACTGAAATCAATTTCAGGAACGCGTGTTTGTAGAGTTGTTTTTTCCTGTTCAACATTATATGCATGGAAAGAGATTGAACCTCCAGATGTTCCTGCAGACTCAACGCTGTCGTATTGATTAATGTCATGTATTTCTAATTTTCTTTCACCGACATAGAAAGTTTCGGCAGGAATATCAAAGACTGCTCTTAATACACCATTATCATCGGTTTCAACTGCATTTCCTGCCTGTCCAAATTTTTCAACCAATCTTGGTAGATCTTCATCAGTACCAGGAGTTACATTAGCGTCAATGTTTTGACCGTCAAAGAAGAAGTAATGACGAGTATTTGGACGCAAGCCTGCCATATAAATTTTAACAGATTGCGGTCTAATAAACGGATTAAACGCAACGTTAGAAACAAAATCACCAACCGGGTTTGTTGTACTACCGCTAAGATCAAGTGACGATGTTGTCACCTGTTGCGTTTGCATTAACCAGTTTCTTGTTTGAAAATTTCCTAAGCTTTGTACTCGAGTTGTTCCTGTGAGTGGAACGAACTCTTGAATTGCATCGGCAAAATCTTGGAAAGGAGTTGCAAGATCAATTGTTGCAGGAACTGGGTTTGCAACCGTATCAACACCAAAGTCGTGCGACGGAGAAAGTCCGCCTGTGCCGCGATAATCATAAAAGTTACTTACACAGTTTCTAATATTTGTTGCATACGGCTGTTTTAATAATTGAACGTGTGCATTACGACTCAATGTACCGGTATCAGCAATTGCTGTTGTTGGGAACAATGTTGATGCCGTTGAAGATTTATATTTTAAATCTAATGGGAATGTAATTACTGGCGGTGTCATTGTCTTTGTATCAAATGGCACTGCGGCGTTATATTCCGGATCATTCGTATCGGCAAAATTCATATTGTTAAATGTTTCAGCAAGATACCCATTTTTAAATCTTGTTAATCCGTTTTCATCAAGAACATTTAAATTCTCGACAGATTGCTCAAGGCTGTTAAGTGTGATATAATATTCCATGCGTTCTACACGATTATCAATCGCCGCAATATCATTCATTGTGAAACGTTTCACACCTTTACTTCTTGTACGAACAGCATATGCAGGTTTCTTTTGACGATCTGCTTCAAACGCTGACAGCGCAGGATATCCTGGAATAAAGATTTCAGAAATAACCATTTTGGTTTTATCAATCTTTGGAGGACCCGGATCTTGTGCTTCGCTACCTTGGACAACTTCCATTGAACCGAAAGAATCAATTGTAACTAAATCAATTCTTGCGTTATAAGATTCAATATCCATTACCATCGCTTCTTTAACCGCTGGTACAATATAATCTGAACGGCTAAACGTTGGAGCCGTGCCATCCGCAGCTGCACTAATCGTAGGAGCTGTTCCAGGAGAGTTGGCATTATAATTTGCGTTTGTATCCTTATCAGCATAAGGACGGAAGTCAACGCATTCTCTTAAATTATAATCACGCCCTTGGCCTGTTGAATAGACAACTAAATCTTGTGAGCGAACTTTATCGTTAGGTAAAGTTTCTGTATCGTCGTCAATCGGATAACTGTTAATCGTAAAGAAATAACTTCCTGTACTTGCGTTTAATTCAAATACCCAAAGCTTAATTGTAATCGTACCGCTTGGTTGTGGGCGACCTGCAATATATTCCATATAAGACAGATCATAATAACCGTCTTTTTGGTTTGTTCTTAAACGGAAGCTATCAGTATAATCTGTACCTTGAGAATCTACAATGCTTTCAATACGAATAACATCTGGGAAACCTAAACTATATTTTGTTGTCCCACCTGAATATGCAACCTTAATATACGGTTTCTTTAAGGTCTTTGCATAAGGAGTTGTTAATTGAATATTTCTATTTGCATAAACTGTTGCTGTGCCTGTTGCTCCACCGCCTACTGTAATTAATAATTCAGAATCATTTGCTTGAGCAACTGCACTTGTAACAGAACGACTTACGTTTAAAGAATCAACAACCACAACATCATCGTTTTGAACGTCGTAGTTATAAACACCGCCACCATTTGTTAATGTAATCTGATTACCTGTAATAGATGCGCCTGTAATTGCAGAGCGAATAGGCACAGTAATATCAGAAGTACTCTTAACACTGAATACTCCTGTTGGGAAAATCATTGGAGCTTTTTCTTGCTCTTTAATTTTTGAATCTGCGGCAATTGAAATAGTACCAGCAACGCTATCAATTTGATCCACGTCAGCAAAAGATTTACCTGCCGTTGTAATACGAGATCCGAATAAGTAAATACGATCTTGCGTTAAGTTACGAATAAATGTTTTACCAATTACAGTACCGCCTTCTTCAAGATCGGCTTCAGTAAATTGTAAATCTATCGTTCCGTTAATTCCTGTTACATCAACGTAAGAGCCGTATTCAATTGAGACTGGTTGGTTTTGTAGAATTTCAGTATTTGAAACTTGGTCAATCGTAAAAGATTGTTCACCACCGCTTTCTACGCGATAACCTTTAACATACGCAACACCAGGAGATACAACTGCTTTAAGAACATCGCTTCTTTTCTCTGATCTTGTATTGAATCTTTCAACAATATAGTTTCCTGACTCTTCGTATGTGCGACGAGCCATTTCATCGCCAAGTGCGTTATATTGCGACACATCTCTTAATTGAACCGCGTTGCCGTCAACGTAACGAATCAGCGTAAAGAAGTCGGCATCGGTATCAGCCAATGTGGTTGTTTTTACAACAAGAACAGGAGTTAATTTTAATCGGTCAGCACCTGGTGCGTTTTCGTTTGTAGAACCGTTTGCGTTATCAAACAAAGAACTGTCTTGTAATGAACTAACAACTGTTTCTTTTACTTCATAACCAACTGATTTTCCGTCAGGCTGATTGCTATATTTTTCAACAATCAAAGTTTGTGGTTCGGTATAAATGAAGTTACCTTTTTGGAAAACAACACCAGCTGAAGATTGAATACCAAATGCTTTACCTGTTGGGTTCGGATCATCTGGCGAAACGTTAATTGTTTGAATCGCAGGAGTACTGCCAACAAGTGCATCATCAATATAACGATACTGATTAATTTTTAAGTTTTCACCAGATTGGAAAACTTTGTAGTTGCTTGTTTCGTTTGTTTTCAAATAATTAATGAAGAACGTGTTCAAATCTGGGGGACGAGTTTCAAAACCACGTTCTGATTCAATAATTTTTGCCTTAAGACCTGTAACTTCACCTTCTAATTCATAAACAATATCTACGTCTGTTTCAACTCCGCCAATTACTTCTTTAACGGTTTTACTTACGTATGATTTAACGTCAAAGCTAGCCTTATCTCTAACCTTAACATATTCCAATTTGTCTAGGTTTGTAAATGTGCACCCTTTTACAATTGAACCTTCTTGGAAAATATTATCACCAAACGTTTCAACCTGATTCTGCAAAATAGATTGAAGTTGAGTAAGCTCTCGTGCCTGCACGGCATATCCTGGTTTATACAGAATACGATAAAACTGTTTCTCTGTATCAAAATCATCAAAATATGGTGCAATATTTAGATCTGTATTAATAGGCATTTAATTTAACTTCCTTAAAATTCCAGCAACAGTTTATATTCTTCTCTTGACTGATTGGTTCTATCCAACGGAGTAAAGTCTTCCATAAAGTAAACCAAGCCAGAACGTTGGGTATACGGTGATTCGGTTACATTGTTGGCTACAGGAGTATTTATCTCGATTGTCACGCCTGACTCATTCTGAAAATCAATCGTCGGATCAAATGCGATATCATTTCCAACCTGAGGCGCATGGATGCGATTGTAGTTATAAAGATAAATTGTATTTGCCGATGCGTCAATCTCGTGAACACGTCCTGCAAAGCATGTTTCATTTTCGTCGTTAACCTGTGAAAGAACTTCATTAACAACGACCGATCCATAATCGTTTGTTACAATCTTTATTCTGTTATCAAAAACATTTGGATTGTGCAAGTCTGTATTTGCGCTTTCCCATTGAGGTTCTTTCACGATACCCAAATGCGAATAACTATTCGTTGCGCCAATTGAGTTATTATCATCTTCAGTAATGTATCCGTATAATAAAATATGACGGCATTTCATTTCTTCAAGACGGTCAGTATTGTGTCCACCTTTTGGCGACAAGATCGGCCTGATTCCAGCACGAATATCAACCGTGTTAGGATCATCAGGATTAAAGTCATATAAAGGATCTACAATGTTTGCTTGTACTGTATGATATCCTTCGCCTTTATTTGTTACAAGAACGGACGTAATTTTTCCACCTTCAACAATAGGATACGCTTCTGCGCCAGATCCATTACCTTGAATTTGTATTCTTGGTACAATTTGGAATTTCGCACCTTTTGTTACTCCGTCTCCATAAGGATCGTCGTTTGCTGAAACTTGTATTGTTGCTTCTGCGTCTGGGTTATCTTCATCAATTCCGTAGGTATACGTTGAGATTGTATAAATTTTAGTTACACCACCCGTTGTGATTACAATTGACATCCCAGAATAATAATTCGTAATTTCGTTTAATGGTAAAGCAAGATCGCCTGAAACTTTTAATTCGCCATCGAGTGCGGCGTTTGCTTCAAGCTTACCTGTTGCTCTAGGATACCCAGAGTTTGCATCAACGTTCTCAACAAAGATTTGGTCAATTGGAGAACCGGTTGTTGTTGGCTGAGTATTCGCAGGCGCATTGTTTGCATCAGAATCAAACGGTGCATATATGAAATCATCAACGACAGGAATATAACCTACCGCATTATATGCTTCAAATTCTGTTTGCGTCAACTTGTACATATATTTCCAAATGTACCCATCAGCAGTACGATAAATTTGGTCAGTTGTTGTCGCATTAAAGTTTGGTGCGTTTGAAACAGTTCCGCCATTATTATTATAAAGGCATTTATAAACGCGGTAATCGCCAGTATCGTTAATGTTCGGACCAACTACGCAATAAAATCTTTCGCCTTCAAGAGTAACCGAATCGTCATACTGAACAAAAGATTGCCCTTCTTGCCATGGATAATATTTAACCATAAATTTACAATCAGAATTAAGAATCTTTTTGCCAAAAATAACATTGTCTAAAAATTCATTCTTACTGCTAATTGAATTTACAACTTCTCGGCGGTCTTCGCCTAACCTAGTTACTGAAGACACAAACACGTAAAAATCGTTTGCCTGTAAATCATCATAGAACAGGCGAACGGTATCGGTTTTCAAAAGTGATGTAAGTGTTTCAGCCATTCGTTTTACCTTTGTTTTCCATTATTTATATTAACTCACCGTGATTGTATTTGACATGGAGCCGTGGAATTGGCAGTTATAATAATAAGTACCTGCACTTCCGACAGTCCAATCAACTGGGCCTTCTTGCATTCCTTGACCGTCAACGCCGCTTGCCTGATTTCCAGTGCCTGTTCCTTGTACTGTCTTAATGTAAAAAGGATGGCCTGACGCACTTAAATTAAATCTTACTTTATCTCCTGCATTAAACGCAAGAGTAGGATTATCTGAGCCGCCGCTTACAGTTCCATTTCTATCTGTTCCTGACATTACATATCCTGCCGAGCCATTATTATTCACGGTGATTGTAAAGTCAGGTGCAAATGAACCTTGTGAACTTTGTGGATCCATGTATTTTGTTTGTTGAATTTTAGTACGAGGAAATAGCATTCCACTTATTGGACGATATGACAAAGTTTTTAATGGATAGCTTTGTCCTTCGGTTTTTCTTTGATTAATCCAACGTAAATATTTATTAGGAGCACCCTGCAGACTATTTGTATCCATTGCATCATCTGCTTCGGTGTCTTGCATTTGATCTACTGAGGCATAGGTTGATAACCAAGTTTCAGCTTGAGCTTGATCCATGTTTGGCCACGATTCTGCAAGGATTGCAAGTACTCCTGCAACCTGTGGTCCTGACATACTTGTACCTTGATACTTCCCAAGATCATAAGAACTGTTTCTTGCGTCGGTTACTCCGCCTGTATGTAAAGAACTTTGAATTGCTTCCCCTGCGGCAAAAATATCAACCTGACTGCCTACATTTGAAAATGGTGCTTTGTCTTCTTGCGTATCATTTGACGTGGCGCCTACGTTAATTACCGGTGCATAACCAGCGCCTGATCCTGTACCACGATTTAGCCACCATGTAAATGGAGTACCGTTATAAGACATAAGAAAATCGTTATTATAATCTTGGTCTGAGCTGTTTACTGTTTTCCAAGATGCGTTACCAGCTGATGCTACAATAATGATTCCATCATCAATTGCATCTTGCATGTCGGCTTGTCTTGATGTAAAATAATATGGGATACTCATAACACGACTTGCAAGAGGACAATAAAAACCGCGTGCTTGTAATTCAGCTTGTGTTAATTCGCGCCCAGGATTAAAATCTGTTCCACGATAATTTACACGTGTTGGTATACCTGTATCATAACCGTCTTGTGCTGCAGTTGCGCCTGCCTTAATTGTAGATCCATAACTGTTGTTTGTAATCGTTGGGTTGCGACGCCCAGTTGCTACATTGATTGGTTTACTATTGTGCCACGCACGAATATAGTCCCACATAAGGCTGCTAGAAAGGCTATTTGGGTTTGTACTATATGGACTTATGTTGTAAATATTGGCGTCTCTAGCCCAGCCTTGAGTGTTTCCAGCAACGGTACCAGCACAATGGCAACCATGATTATTATCATCTTCATCAATTGAGTTTGTATATGATCCACTGCGGTCATAAACGTAAGTTCCAGTTCCAGCGCCAACGTTGTTTTGAAACCAATTTATCTGCTTTATTCTTGAAGCACCGTTTGATGCTGGTGTATAATATGAAGGACCGAGATCATTATCCCTAAAAATATCTCTTAAAACAGCAAAGTCTGGTTTACTTAACACTGGTTCAAAATATGATTTAAATAGGGCGTACCCTTTCGGATTATTAGTTAACATTCCAGATGGAGTTTTTACTGAGTCAGACCATTCCGGTGACAGTGATCCGCCATCCCAAAAAGTACTCATATCCCACATTGACCAGTTAATCAAATACATATATTCTTTATAAGCTACCTCAGCTGCCTCATCCACTGTTGCCCAATCGGATGCATAACCAGACGGATCAAAAAATCCGCCATCAATAGCTTCTTTCATAGCAAGGTGCAATTCTGTTGTTTGCCAATTAACATTATTAGTTGCTAACCAATTCACAGCTGTTTCAGATCCCGGCACCGCACCCATAATACCAAACAAATGTATTGTGTGCATAAGATGTTCTACAAGTTCTTCAATATCTCTATCACCAACCGATGGGCTTGGCCCGCTAATATTAGCATACCAAACCATATCGTTATGTACGTGGTTATCTAAAAAATCTACGTATCCTGCATACTGTGCAGCGCCTACATCTGTTAAAAAGTTTGGACTATATTCAGAACCACCACCGTATGCAATTCTTTGAACGGCAGGAAGTCCTGCGTGTATAGTTCCTGTAGCGCCTTGTAATGTTTTAATTAAATTGATTTGATGGTCTACATTAATAAGAGGATATGTTGGATCAATTAACAATGTTACCATTTTGGCAGTTTTTTCTGCCCACATATCAGGTACTGCGGTTTGACCTCCAACTGCGCCCGCAACAACCATCTTTAAACCACGAGCTGTTATTTGTCTATCAAATACTGCACCATTTGAACTATTATTTGCTAAAGACGTGTCAACATAATCTGAAACAGTATTTGTCTGAGCAAACTCTGGGTGCGCAGGATCAATATGACCGTCTATTATTACAACGTCAACGTTTTTACCAGATGCTGTAATGGTTAAATCTGTTTGAACTAATGAGGTACCATTGCCACCCCAATTACTGCGATTTGTTTCTTCACTGTGGCGGAGCAAACCCCAGTTTAAATCATCAGGATCACTAGTCCAACTTTTATCAAACTCACCGTTTGTAATTGTATAACCCATTGGGACAGTTGTCAAATCAACGAGTTCAGCAAGCTCAACATCCCATACTCTAGGATCAGATTTAACTAACATTGCTTCTTCTATCGTAAGCATATAATGTGTGTTACGAGAAATTGGGCGGCGATGAGCTACTTCCATGCGTCTATGAGGAATGGTGATTGCACCACCTTCATTTTCCATATCATGGTAAAAATCGTCAAGGTCTTCTTTGTTATGAAGAGTGACAATCCATTCCTTAAGATCCGACATTTATGCCTCCAATTGGATAACAGTAAGTGTTACTTCAACGGTTGCAGTTGAGCCTGATAAGTTAGTTACTCGACAAGGGATTGTAGTACCAGGCGTTCCTTCAAAGCTATAACCGATTGTCCCTGGAGATATTTGAACGATACCTGCACCTGTTGTAATTACTTCAGCAATAACACCTGAACCTGGATCTGGGTCAGTTGCTTGAGTTCTTGATGCGTCGGCAGATCTTGCAGATGCGTGTGTATAAACTCTAATCCAAGCCGCACGGTCAGTTTCAATTGCAAGAAGTGCATAACCTTTAAATGCGTTTGTGATATTAAGATCAGCCGAAGCATCATCCGCAAGAGATGAAGTTGTGCCTACCTTTGTAGTACGAGAACTTAAACCGATACCACCACCGTCTTGAAAGGTAATCCCACCACTTCCGTTCGTTGTAAGTACTTGACCAGTAGTTCCATCACTAATACCTAAATCTAAAATTGTGGACGGAACATCAGCAGGTGTAAATACAAATGCGCCAGTGCTATCATTATAAGTAAGGTTGCCATTACCGCTTGCCGATCCAACAGTTAAACTTAAGTCTGTTGTAGAAATGCCGGTTAAAGAGTTGTTTGCCCAGTTCGAGTATAATTCATCGAAGTTGGAATTTGTCTTGACGAAAGCATTACGAAGTGTATCGCCTGTGCCGTCGTCAGGAACAGTACCCGTATTGATTACTTGCTTTGCCATTTTTGCTCCTGTCTTTTTCTATTATTTATCTACGGCTCTGTAGTCATATCTACCGTCAATACCGTTACGTCCGCGGTGTAATCTTGACGGTCCGCTGTTAATCCACCGCCATCTCCGGGAACAACTTGATTTGGACCAACAATTGGTGCACCACCAACTTCTGTATCCAATTTAATAATCTGATTAAACTTGTGAGAGATGCCTGCATCAACTGGTCCAAATGACATCTTTCTTTTGAATAAACTGTCGCCAAATAATTTTGTACCTGCAAGGTGAACAGTTCTTTTAAGAGGTTCTTCGTAAACAGCTTTAGAAATTGTACCTTTAATTTCGTATGAATATTCTTGATAATAATCGCTATCTTGAATCTTCATATTAGAATCAAAGTATTCAAAATTACCGCTTTCTTCTTCTGTCCAATATCCGTTTAGGTGTGAACTGTAACTTGCCCAGTAACCTGATGTGATACCTTGTGTATCAGCTTTTAAAGTAGCTCTTGCAACAATTAGACCATTATCATCGGTAAGATTTACAATCTCGCCATCCTGATACCCAAACCCTGACTCGTATACGTTTGCCGCTTTTATTCGGCCTGACGCAAAGATTGTTCTTGATTCTATTTCAGCAGATGTACCTAGTGTATCAGCGTCATAGTCTCGAGCAACATATTCAATTGCGTAGTCGCTTCCTTTATGATTAACTGGATTACCACGCTCAAACCCATAATAATTATAAGGTCTTACTTTAATAAATGATTCGGAGGCACTAATATCAGTAATAATACCAGTTACAGTTGTGTTTGAATTAATGCCAGTATTCGCTTGAGATATTTCGTCGCCTCTTGACATTGCTGCTGAAACATCTTCAAGAACAATAACCTGTTCATATCTATCAAACGCTGACATCTGATCGTCACGGGCAATTGTCCAAACATCGGTAACGTAATTTTCACCTGGGTTAACATTAACTAATGTTTCAATTGAACCAATATCAAAAGGAGATAAGTTAAATGCTTCATCGAGTGGAGTTGCTAGCGTAATTGGATTGGTATTACCCGAGTTAGACATTGGCTTTAATGCAGGCGGAACGTCATTATAATTTGAAGAGTCAATATCCACCGCAAGAAAATCACTGATCTTATCAGTAATCAAAGATACCGCTTGAATGTTAGTAATTGTTACCTTAACATCATTATTTGCGCCTGTGTCTGGATACAAAGGACCAGGTGACGAATCATTCTTTTCTGTGATTGACGTAATAGGACCAGTGTTTCCTACCGCACCTGCTAATCCAACTCTTGGTCTTCCTGGTCGGTCAAGAGCATATAATTGTGGCAAAGGATCAGTAGTAAATTCGTGAGATGTATTAGCAAAGTGAATACCGACCGCGAATGCAGACTGACCTGTTACAATACCAATATTAGTATTTCCTGTATCGGCGATGCGTTCTTCTAAAACAAAATCGAGGTCAGGGTTTGAAAGCAAAAGGTTTTGACTTGAAGCTTTTAGACGAGTTTCTTCAACGGTATAACCGAAGCCAGGATCCTTGATCGTATAAACAACTTGACCTGTAAACTCATCTTCAAGATCGGTAACAATTGCCTTACCGCCTTCGCCTTTACCAACAATGTTTAAAATTTCGCCAATTTTTCTTTCGGTCTCACCGCCATATCCTAAGTCAATTGTAAGTGCAGCTGCAGAACCATCAACGCGACCAAACGCAACTTCATTTCCTCGAATAGTTGTTTGTAAATCGTCATACTTAATAAAGTCACCTTTAACGTTTGAAATATAAACGATAGGTGTTAATGTACCATTTAATAAAACGAAATTGATTTTATCAACAGCGGCACGAGCTTCAGAAATACTACCACGGATGTTTTTACCAATTAGGTCCGCATACGTAAACTTATTATCGTCAATATCATAAAATACATTATCATTTGGAAATAGTTGTAAATAAACGCCTTTACGCCAATCGGAATCGGAAGGCTTAAACATTTGTGATGCAGGATATCTAATTTCAACATCTTCTTTATAGAACATACGGAAGAATAAAAGAATACCACCAGGTGTACCTTTACGGCGGTATAGATCCATAATGTTTTTAACAACAAAACGAACATCAGATTCTTCCAATAAAGGCAGTTCAGCCATAAACATTTTATGGAATTGTAAGATAAGCTCAGAAAGAGTTGTAGATACGTCTCGATACTCGAATAATCTTCGAGAATTATAATGCGACATATTTGTTTCTTCTTCAAGGAATCTATAATATTCCTCTACAAAATCAACGAGTTCCTGCCCATACTCTCGATAGAGTCCAGGAAATTGGTCTCGGATTTTGAATGCTATGAGCTTTTCTACTTGCATTACTTGATCTCAATCATTTTAACAGTTACATCGTCGTCGCGGACATAAAAGATACGGCCTTTAGGCGCTCTAATATCGTCAGCACTTGTTCTTGCAATAATTTTAATTTCAGAACCTTCATAAGAATCTACAATAAAGTCAGTTAATTTAACTTCGCCTGTTTCGTAATTTACTGTACCAACTTTTGGTTTAACAATCTGTGGGTTTGCCTGGTTACTTGTAACTGACATAAGATTGCCTAAGCCGTCATCTTGTAAAAAGATTTCTTGTGCGTTACTTGTAAATGTACCAGATTTAATTGCTGGTTTATATCCTTCAAAACCATTTGCAGATCTAAATGGATATGGCTTAGCAAGTTTTGCTCCAAACTTAAATGTTGGGTTTAGTTTAATACCCGATGCTGGCGAGTATGGAATATATGGGAATGCACAAACACTGTTTGAAAGAATCGCAACATCCTTTATATCAATTGCCGACGCAATGTTTGAAACTCGAAGTGTTTTATTAAAATCATCAAGATTATCAACCGAATATTTCTGAATAACTTGTCTAATAATTGATTCTAATTGAGCAGGGCTTTTTGTAGATTGTGCTGCACTATAATAAGCATCAACTTCAATATTTGCATATAAGAACTCAGATTCAATAAAGATCGGTTCAACAGCAAGTGGAGATTTCTCTCTTAAATAATCAATGTATGATGCTGCAAGCGACGCCGATAAAATTTCTGTTTCTTGTCCAAGATAAACCGAAATCGCAACCTTACCAAATTGTGGCGGATCTAATTCATCACCACCGTATGCTGACACTGAAAGAATTTCAGGAAACTTTTGTTTTAAAAGATTTTCATAATCTGTTTCTGTAACTGCACGTTCTTGAATTTGTAATGCTCTTGGCGCGTTGAAGCGAATGCTTTCAACCGATTCCTCGTCAGCACCACCTGTTGCTCGTGCGATTGTTGTAACCGTTGTCGTCCCTGTTGTTGTAAGAGAAATACTAAACTTATTAATGCCGTTTGCTTCTGCGCCTGATGTAATGCGATACTTAACTCGAACGTCTTCAATCTCGGTTGGCTGCAATCCAAAAATGTTTTTACCAAAATAAACAGTATAACGACCATCGTAATATGGTTCAACATAAAATACTTTATCGGTTGGACCAACACCAAAGATTGTGTCTTTACGAACAAATACGTTTCTATCTTCGGTCGCTTCTGCATCAACAAAACATTCAATAGAATCAGTATCAGCATTTTCGTTTGTTAAAATAACACGAAGAATACCGTCATCGTCAACAAAGAATCCTTCACGTTCAAAACTTGTTAGCATTTGGCCTTCATATAACGTAATGTTTTCGGATTCAAATGTACCTACGCCTGTCTTACGAAGAACGTGAGCTTTATTTGTAACAAAGGTAAAGTTCTGACCTTGAAAAGATGCGGCAAACTCTGCGTACTGAGGAATTGTAATTGTTTGACCACTAGTGATTGACGTATCTACAACTTTTACTTTAACAATTGCACGGGCAGAACGACGAGAACGAGGGAGATAATTTAATTCTTTTGCGTGCGAAATAACACTATTACGTAAGAGTGCAGAATCAATAAACATTTCGTTTATTGCCATATTTGTATAGAAGTTATTTTGGAACGTGTTATAAGATAGCACATCTAACAGCACATTCATGTTTGAACCTTCAAAGTCGTAGTCTTTGAATTTTGTTTGGGTTTTCATATAGTTTTTGAGCTGATTCTTTATCGTCTCAAAATCTAATTCAGTAATAGCCAGCTTAGCCATTTATCTCGTCCTCTCTAAGAATACGTCTAATTCTACCGGTTGCTCTTGGTTCTTAACAAAAAACTTTACAGTAACTTTGATCGCGTTATCATTTAAGTTACCATTTACAATTACGTCTATAATTTCAGCACGCGGCTCGTATATTTCTATTGTTGTTCTTATTTGCTCTTCAATTAATTTTAAACCGGCAGGAGTCATATTTTCAAATAATGCTGCGCGAATATTACCGCCAAGGTTTGGTTGCATTAATCTTTCGCCACGATCGGTTAAGACAAGATTCTTTAATGATTCTTTAACGGCATCTTCATTTTTAAATAACGCCAAATCATTTGATAAAGGACTTACGCTTAAATCCTTTTTAAAATCTGAATAGATTTCAATCTTTTTAGTTTTGGCTGTGACTAATGAAACTGTCATCTATTACGTCTCCAACTTTCGTATGTGCTGCGAGTTGATCGTGGCCAAGTTACAAACACGCCTTTTGGTCTTTTGCTTTCATATCCTGCAATAATGCCACCTATGTCAACGTGAACAAATCCTTTATTAGGATAAAATCCTGCGGCGTGCCAACCTGCTTCTCTCGCCATTTCCACAAATTCAAATTGTCGCTGTAAACTACCAGAACCGCTAAATGTTACGTCAAACGCAACACCTTTCATATGTAATGATTTTGATTTGCCCCCAACGCTTTTGTTATATTTTGGGCTACGATAGGCACTAATGATTGTTAACGTGGATCCCCACGATTCTGCCAATCTCATTAATTTAACTTTTGCCTGCATAGGTACGTACCGATCTGACCAAGCATCTCTGCCCATTTTTGTTGCAATGTTTGAACCAGGATTGATATAAAGGTTATTTACTGGCCCAGCTAATAATTGTTCCCACGTAGGTATACCATCAATTTCTTGATTTGTCAATGGCTCAGTTTCAATAACTGTTGGCGGACCACCGTTATTATCTGATTCAGTTGACGAATCGCGCGAAGCTTGCCTACAACGCTCCGCCATATTATTTATCCCTTCTTTACGGGCTTCATCCGAAACACGATTTGCACCAGCTTTAACAGCTTCTGCCGTTGCTTGTGCCGATGCCTTTTTTGTTTGTTCCGCAGAATCTTTAAAGTTATCCATGATTTGCTGAAGGCGTTCTTTAACTCCGTCAATTAGACCTTCAACACTAACTGCAAATCCACACATACGATATACTAAAAGTTCAACAGCTTTAAGCGATGGGTTGGCAAAACGCTCAACCGCATAGTCAATTAATCCTTCTACCTTTTTCAAAAAAGTATCTCGATTTTCATCGTTAAGAATTTCTTTAACTCTATCAATTTCAGCTCTGATCTTTTGTCTAACCGAATCACTAATTTCTTTTACTCGGGTTTCAAGATCGGAAATCAAAGTATCAAGTGAAAAGTTTTCAACCGCGTCAACAACCGTGCGCCATTTTTCTTTAATAGCGTCAACAATCTTTTTCTTAATTGCTTCAATCAATGCCTTAACTTTAATCTTTTCAAATGCCGCCTTTGCGAGATCTTTTAGATTTTTTAATTTATTAATTGCCGCTAACGCCGAACTAATCAGATCGCCGATTTTACCTATCATATCAAACAACGCCATAGCAACGCCATAAATGCTTCCTATTGCGCCACAAAAGCCACCCATAATACTATCAATCCAACTACCGTTGTAAAAATCATTTAGGTTTCGTAATAATTTTTGACGGTCAGAATTTTGTGCTTGTCCAATTGATGTTGGATTATACAAATAATCTTCCATGAATTGCGCGCACTCAATACCTGTAATTGGTTTACCTAATAATAAACGGTCATTTAATTTTGGATAAGATTCCGTAAATTGACCACGAAGAAAGGTATTTAAATTATTAGTCAAATCGTTTACAACTGTATTCCCATATCTTCTTATAAGAACTTCATACGAATTAGTGTCTAAATTTTCAACAAGACTTGCTGCGTATTGTTCCTCCAAAAATGGAATAGAATCAATTGTAAAACTACCGTTCTGATCTGTGAGGACCAATTGCGATGCCGCAGAAACAGTAGTAATATTTCTTTCAATATTTGAACTGTTATCAATATCGCATGGATTGCATTCGTTCTTACTCAAAATCCAGTACCTCCTTCATTTAAGCGTTGTGCAACTTTTTCCGCGCCTTCTTCATCACGATATAAAGTATTAACACCAGATTCAGGCTGAGCCCTTATTCCTGTATTTCTATCAATAATCATCCAATATTTTTCGCCTGTTGAAAATGCTCCTTCACTCACATAATATTGAAGTTCTGTTTCAGGCGGTGCATCATCACTATGGTCAATTGCTCCTATACCATCTTCATATAATGGAGGGCGATCCGGGAAATTAGGAGGCGTTGAATATGCGACAGGTTCTGGTAATTGAGGTATACCTCTTTCCTGATCTACGCCAGGTTGGAATAAAGCCGTTGGAATATAAATGGCAGGCGCCGCACTGAATGCTCCTGAAGGTGAGATTGCTAATCCATTTGCCATGCTTACAAAATCATCAATATTTACAGCATTACCTCTGATGTTTGTTTGAACACCACCGCCAACTCTTGTAATTGCGCCTTTAATGTTTACATCCGCGGTTCCTTCAACACGTGTTGTTGCGCCACTAACGTCCATTGTAGCAGTACCTGAAATTCGAGTTGATGGACTACTTAAATCAAGTGTTACACCAGAATCAATATTAGTAAATCCTGCGGATTTCATATGTAAGCCTAAGAGTGTTTTGATATAACCTGTACCGCCATCAACAGCCCAGTTAATAGCAGCCTTATCCCAAATCATATCAGATTTTCTCGACATGGTATCTTTTGATTCCATAATCATATTTTCTTCGGCCATCATACTTAAGTCGTTTGCGTTTGCATGAATCTTTACTGATGCCGCTCTAATATTTGCAGTCGTTGCTGCATTAATACTTGATTCTCCACCAACCGACATGATGTGATCGCCGTGGACCAAATGAGTTAGGTTACCCATAATCTCTTCGGTTTTATTTCCTTCAACCTTTACGTAAGCATTTCCTTTGATAACAACATTAGATGTTCCGCCAACATATACATATTGATTCTCATCGTTTATTTCAAACTTATCGTGAATTGATTTATGTTTCGTTGTTCCGCGCTCACCCATTTCAACATAAGACCCTGAACGGTGGTGAATAGTAATACGTTCAGCCCCATCAGAATCGTCAATCTCAATACGATGCTTTGCCGTTTCAATTGTTCGGTTAAATGGATACTGTGGGCGTGCATACGGTCCTGGCTCGCTCCAAGTATCTGTACCTGCAGCACCTTGAACATCTCGAACTCTTAATTGATCCATTTCGCCAACAAACGTTTCATCTAAATATTCACCGCGGTGTGTTTTACTGTTACGCGGTTGTCCAAACTCATTAGGACCCATTTGATTTTCGCAACTGCTTGTTGGATATGCGCCATAACCGTCTTTTTCAGGTTCAGGAACTTTTGTTGTGTTTGTAGGAATTAATCCAAGTACCATTGGAGTTTGTGCTTCACGCCCATCAAGAAATACTCCAAATACCCAATCGTTTAAATGTAAATGGAAATTTGGATCATAATTACCCCAACACACAATAGCCCAAGGAAGACTTTCTGTTGGAATCTGATCTATCGTACCATGAATATTAAACGCACGTACTTTTACTCGTCCTTCTTTGCGAGGATCTACAATTTCTTCAATCACACCAATAAAGAATAATGGGTTAACTAATCCTGACCCTGTCATCATTGTTGAACATCCTCTATATCTTGCTCTAAATCAGTACCACTCCAATTCAGTTTCTTAATCTTTGCCGCCGTTGTTAATTGCCCATCAACAAACGCGTGAGTTGTATCAGTAACAACATAACGACCGTTTAATTGTGGATTTAATTCTCCACCTGATTGAGTGCTGCCCATTTGAATATTTAAGTCAATAATTTTTCCTGGTAAAATATCAGCACGTCCTTTTGTTTCAATACTTAGGATAACATCATTCAAATGGCGGTGATATGCAATGCGGTTTTGTGCAATTGTTGAAAAGAATGTTTCGCCTTTAATACTTCCTGGAATATCTCCAATACTTGCATAGTCTTTAAATAAAATCATATCTAAAGAATTTTCCGGTGTAAACGTATCTTTAATAAATTGTTCGCTATGCGGTGAGTTTTCAGGCTTAACAATTTCGCCATCTGAATCTATAAACTTAGTATCATTTAAATAATCGTAAGTTGAGGTTGTCATAACACCTTTTACCAAATCAAGCTCAACCACGCGATTGTAATATGCACCTGAATATAAATGGTCGGCGGTATTACTACCACGGCTAACAATAACCATTTTATCAATTCTTTTCAAAGCAAGCTCAGGATCGGTTCCTTGCTCGGTTTCAAGCGCATAGAATAAATTTAATTTATCGTCTTTGCTTTGTTTGAAAAAATATTCGTCAGTGACAAAAAAGAATCCATCTAAACGTTCAAAGAATCTAAAAGTTTGCGAAGGAGTATTTGAATTATAAGAGCGTGCTGCCATAAAATTCATTGCGGCAGTTGGTTCATAATTTGGTATGATGAAATCAACAACACCTTCAGTATCCTGAACAATAAATGATTTGCCAGGATCATTAATTAAATCGTATTTTTTCGCATTATATGGAAGGCCTTCTGAATCGCCTTTGTTTGCCTTTCCAAAATAATCATTAAAGAAAAACGCTGCACCTTCGGAGATCTTTCCTTGCCAAGGCGCGGTTATACGTCTTTTGCTTGCTTCCCACGAAGTATAAGATACGCAATGGAGAGTAAATGAGGTGCCTGTCATTTGACCTGTAAAAGCTACGTTTCCGATATTATAAACAAAAAGCTTTAGACTTATTGCTTCATCCGTATCTTTTATTTTTATATTAAGTTCAAGTGTTTCTTCTGCGCGAATAGGTAATGTTTCTAAAAGATTTGAGGTATCTGTAACTTTAATTTTAACCATATAACTAAAGTCAGTGACACTCTGAACAATATGAATAGCTGTAACTAAAGGCCCAATGTCAGTCTGTGGCGAATTTGAAGGAGTGTTACCTACATCACCATTTGGAGGCAGATACGGTTTAAGTATTGCACTCTCAATAGTATATGATGGATTGGATTGATCTTCTTCGCTCATCTACTTATCTTGCTTTTAAATTCTTTTACAACAAGTGGTAAGAACCTTTTATCAATTAAAAAGATTTCTTTTTTGTTATCATTTTTTGCTTCTTCGTCTTCGTAAATACGCCAAGCTTTCCATTCATCAGGAATAATTCGTTTGATGATAATCTTTCGACCGGTTTCAGTACGCAAAATAACTCTATCTTCTGCACGAAGATAAATGGTACGGAATGATTCCGGTGCAAGTCTGATAATTTCAACAGCCATTAGTAAATAATACCTCCGCCGGTTCCATCCTCACCTGCGTCGCTTGCAGTTTCTGTAACTTCTTTACTTAAATCAACTTCAACGTCTGAGTTTTCAGAATCGTCAACAGAAATTACATTGTCTTCAAATACAGGGTCAATTTCTCTATAATAATAAATGATATTCTCATCAGATTCTTCACGAGTCCATTCAAGAATATCGTTTCCTTCTTTACCGCTTTCTTCACGGTACTTATCAATAAGATAGTTATTAAAATCTTCTGTCGCTTTTGGCCATTCGTGATAAGGATCCACGATGTTATTACTCAAATAAACAACCCAAGTATAATCAGTACTGCCATAATAGAAATTAGCAATATCCTCAGGACGTTCTCCTTCGTGGATTGTGTATGGCTGAAAGGCAAATGGGTTTGTTGTTACGCTCTTAATAAAACTATTTCTTCGAGTAATATCTCGAACTTTATATCCGTCGTAGTCAACAATTGGAAAATTTTCAAAATATTTTGTAGCCATTATGTAGATCCTCCTGATGTACCTTCGGCTGTACCTTGGCTTGGAATATTTTCTCCGTTTTCATTTTCGCCAGCTGTTGTTTCCGGTGGAGTTACCGCGTCTTCATAATCATCTGCTGTTTCAATATCAAGTTCTTGGAAACTCATCGAGAGTTCAACTGCAGCAGGTACGCCGCCTTTTGCGATTGCGGTAATACCACCACCGCCGCTATAATTTACCGAAACGTTTGAAACCATACAAGTTTTAAATTTCATAAAGTGTTCTTGATTAACGCCAAGCAAATACATATCAACAGTGCTTGGGAAATTCAAAAGAACGCGAGGAATTCCGACAAATTCTTCAGTTGAAGGTAATGTGTTTCTTTTAATAGTACGAACAATATTACGAATCATTTCTGAATCTTGTTTATTACTCGGAAACAATTGCCAACTAAATGAATGGCTTTTTAAACCTACACCTTCAAACGTCAAAGTTTCTCGAGGGTTAACAACTTGGCCGAGTGCGGCATTAAGAGTACTAATTGCAGTACCACCCATTCCAGGAATGTTATGGATTTGGCTTCTTAACAAATAAGCAAGTCCTGCTGTCCCGCCACCACCTCTTGCATCTACAACACTGTTTAAAAAATTGCCTGCGTCTTCAAACATTTGTTTACCATCAGCACCAGTTAAGTATGAGCCAATACCTTTTGTGGCATTAAATATATCTCCACCAATGTCAGCTAAACCTGATCCCAAATCACTGAGGCTTCCTTGTCCTTTTAAAAACGATTCTATTTTAGGATTTGATAATGCACCTTCAACCAAAGCATTGCGTTCAAATGAGGCGAGACGAATATCGTTTGAATCTGTAAGCTGTTTAGGGAAAGGCAATTGAATACCTACAGAACCATTCAACTCAATCTGCCGGCCTGTTGCGCGCCCTTTTGTGGGTTCTGACAATAACTCGCGGCGTGAATCAGCCCATTTTTTATATTCGTATTTTTTAAAGATAAGCAGAATCGAGTGCGGCGTTTCCTTTGTTGGAAAGACCAGCAAGTCGCTACTTTTACCACGTATTGACTTGCGGCGAGCAGCTTCAACCGAATTCTTGCTTACATTGGTGTTCTCAGCCATTAAAGCCTACCTTTTTTATATAAATATCTCTATGGATTATTTATACTGTAATAGTGGAGTGAAAGTTGGCGCATAGTGGTAGATTTCGTCCGAAAAACCCACAAAAGTACAAAGGGGACCCAACTCGGATTATTTATCGCTCTTGGTGGGAAATGAGAGTATTCCGAGATATGGATATTCATCCTGATGTATTATGGTGGCAATCAGAAGAAGTGATCGTGCCTTATGTATCGCCAATTGATGGACGCCGACACCGATATTTTCCTGACGTTATTGCACACGTAAAAACTAAGGATAATAAACGGAAAACTATTATGATTGAAATTAAACCGAAGGCTCAGACAAGGCCTCCAGATGTAAAGAATAAAAATACGGTAAAAGGTCGACTATCAAGGCGATATCTGAATGAGGTTCGTACTTGGGGAATAAATGAAGCGAAATGGAAAGCCGCTAAAAATTATTGTGCGGATCGTGGATGGGAATTTCAGATTTGGACAGAAGACCATATACCGGGAGCGAAATAAATGGTAGCAAAAGTATTTGATGATATATTGCTGAAAGGTATCCGATCTGGTGAAGCGCCAGGTCGTACAGCAGCAAGTCGTGAATGGTATCGGAATCAAGCTGCAAAGATTAAAAAAGGTAGAGTTACCGAAGCTCAATTAACAAGTGATAGAAACCGTCGTCGTGAAGAACAGGCAAATGGCAATATGTATTTCTTTGGATACGATGCAAAGCATAAAGGTAAGTTGCCATATTACGACAGGTTTCCGTTGATATTTCCAATAGGTCCAGCAAAAGGTGGATTTTATGGAATTAACTTTCATTATTTACCGCCAAGATTACGAGCACAATTAATGGATGCTTTATACGATACAGCAAACAACGATAGATTAGATTCATCAACAAAGCTACGTATATCGTATGATATTTTAAAAAGTGCATCAAAGTTTAGATTGTTTAAACCTGCTATTAAGCATTACCTTGCTCAATATGTTAGAACTCAATTTGTTTATGTGGAACCTTCTGAATGGGACATTGCGTTGTTTTTACCGACTGCTGACTTTGTTGGCGCAAGTAAGAATAAAGTTTATTCAGACTCAAGAAAGATTATAAGCGGATAAGAATATGTCATTTAATATTAATGAATTTAAATCACAAATGAATCGCTTCGGCGGTCCTGCTCGAACGAGTTTATTTCAAGTTCAATTTGTTGGTACACCAATTTTATTCGGCACAAATGCACGAGAGCGAGACCTAACATTCTTTTGCTCAAACGCACAAATACCAGGTATGACCGCGACAACTTCGGACTATTTGTCAGTTGGCGGAAGACCAAAAACATTTGTAACTGGTATGAATAACGAACCTGCAAGCTGTGTCTTTATGCTAGATTCTGACCATCAGATTCAAAGATTTTTACATGGATGGTTTCAGAAAGTTGTTAATTACAGTACAGCAGGTGGTAATCTATCAGAAGTTAATGGAATGCTACCGTATGAAGTTGGCTTTAAAGATGAATATACTTGCCGCATGATTATTCGTCATTATAGTACATATCAACCAAATCAAAATTTTCTTGAAAGACTTTTTGATCCATATTATTATGAAGTAATACTTGATAACGCATTTCCAACGACAATATCTCCAACAGATTTAAGTTGGTCTAATAGCGATTCGGCGGCAGTTATGGCAGTATCTTTTGCTTATGATAACATTTATTATGATGGTGAACGAGTTGGTGTCCCATCTAATAGATTATCACGTGGCTATGGTTTGCTTGATTTACTTACAACCGTCGGACAAATTAATCAGCTCGTGGATATTGGGTTTAGACCACAAGGTATCCAAGATGCAATAAATAAACTAAATCGTTTTAATAATACGGTGAATACTATAGGATTATAATGGAGAATTGAATATGGGCGCACCCTTACCAAAAATTGACTTGCCTATTTACGAGATGCTTCTTCCATCAACAAAAGAAAAAATCAAGTATCGTCCTTTTACTGTAAAGGAAGAAAAGATTTTGTTGGTGGCACAAGAATCTGGTGAACCTGAGCAGCAAATCGTTGCGGTTAAACAAATTGTGAATAACTGTTTGATTGACCGAGACGTTTCAGAATTTGCAATGTTTGACCTTGAATTTGTAATGTTAGCATTGCGTTCAAGATCGGTGGATAATAAAATTCCAATCAAGATTCAAGACGAAGAGACAGGTGAAAAGGTTGAATTAGAATTAGATCTTGAAATGGTTGAATTGGAAACTCACGATGAACACACAAATCGTGTACCAATTAATGAAAACTATACATTGTTTTTAAAATATCCAACCATTGACGAATTCATTCAAATTGCTACGTCTGATCCGAACGATCCTCTAACAAGTTATTTTATTTTGATTTCTTGTTTAGATAAGGTTGCTTCTGACGATGAGGTATTTGAATTTAAAGATTATAAACGAGAAGAAGTTGATAAGTTTATGGAAGATGTATCATCTGACGTTGTCCGAGGAATTGAAAAGTTCTTTGATACAATGCCAGCAATGAAATACGAAATTCCATATGCATTGAAAGATGGCACAGAAAAAACATTTAAGGTAGCAGGCATAAACGCTTTTTTTTCCTGATGCTGTGTCATATTAATCTAAAAGATTACTATAGAATAATTTTCGCCATGGCACAGCACCATAAATACTCTATAACGGAGATTGAAAATATGTTGCCGTACGAAAGAGATCTATATTTTGGTATGTTGACTGAACACTTAGAAAAACAACAGGATAGGTAAGGCAAATGGCATTATCGGCAGAAACCAAAGCAATCATTGAAACACTTAAAGCAGAAGGTGTTGCATTAAGAGAAGGTAACAATACCAACTCTATTGGGACAATGAATGTAAAATTAGATCGCCTCAGCGGGGTCTTGGAATCTGTCGCAAAAAGCCTTCAAGCACAAACTAGTGTTCTTGTTGATTCTGCCGCACAAGAAAAAGCTGCGCGTGAAAAGGCTGCATTGCAAGCAGAATTAGAATCAGTCAAAAAGAAAAAGAAAGAAGATGAAAAGAAAACCGAAAAGGTTGATCTTGCAAAGGAAATCAGATCTGCAATTCCAAATATGCTTAAAGGACTTCAGCGTACTTTAGGTAATTTCTTAATTGGTGGTATTGGTGCTCTTGCATTAGGTGGTTTCGTTACAGGTATTGCCGATAATTTAACAGGTGGTGGATTTTCTAAATTCATTAATGATTTTATCGGTGGAGACTGGGAACAGATTCGCACAAGCTTAGCTGAAGGCGGTTACAATTTCTCGGACGGCATTAACAAAATGCTAACCTTTACTACAAGATTAGCACCAGGCGGTGATTTAAACGAAAAGATTACAAGCTTTATTGATGCAATTGCTCCTGTCACTGCGTGGTTAATTGAAAATCCTTTATTAGGACTAGGCGCTGTATTAGCAGGTGGTGCGGCATTAAAATTTGCTATGAAAGCATTAACTCGTAATTTAAGAAGAACAGCAGTAAAACTGGCGGTTGGTGGTCTTGCTGCATTATCTACTGGGTTATTAGGAAAACCACCTAAAGCGGATGTTGATGTTGATGGTGCAAAAGCCAAAGCAGACGCTGCAAAAGCACAAGCCGAAGCAGACGCTGCAAAAGCAAAGGCAGATGCAGAAGCTGCAAAAGCAAAAGCAGATGCCGAAGCAAAGTTAAGAAAAGGACAAAAGTTAACTCCTGACCAATTAGATGCTCTTGCCGGCCGTGGTAAATATGCGACTGCCGTGGCACCAGGAGTAAAAGCAACTGCACCTGAGGTTATGTCTGAATCTCCAAAGAAAGCTAATTTTGCATTTACCGGTGACGATGGCACAAAATACGTTACTACACAAGACGGTGCAATTAAAAGAGCTGATAGCTCACAAGGTAGATTTATTTCTAATATGTCAGGTAATCTTGTTGATCTTGATAAATCACCTACTGTGGCTACTAAACCGCCTGTGGAACCAATGAAACCTGGTGACCTTGGTAAAAAATTAGCAGCGGAAAATAAAGGAAAGGTTGCTAAGTTAATTGCAAAGAAAATGGTTGGTGTTGCAGTTAAAGCTGTGCCTGTTTTGGGTGCCGCGGTCGGTGCTTGGTTTGCTGCTGTAAGTTTAGCAAAAGGTGATATCACATCAGCAGGATTAGAAGGCGGTTCAATTTTCCTACCATCACTATCAGGTGTACCTGTTGATATTATGGCAGTTGCCACAAGTACTTTCTTTGATACGTATGGTATGTCATACAATCCTGCAGATCCTGAGCACCGCGAGATGATGAAAGATATTCTCGAGCAAGTGGAACAGGCATTTGAAGATTGGAAGAATAAGAAAGATTTAGATGCACAAACAGCGTACGAAGAAGGTGACTCAATGACTCGTGCGGAAATGAATGCTCGTGCTGAACGTGCTATAATGGGTTATAATGAAATGAATGGATCTTATCTTGGTATCACACCTGGCATGGCAACTGGCCTTGGCGGTGTTACAACAAGAACTGCGCCTGCAGGATTCTTTGGTGGATTCCCATCAGCTGACGAAAATGCAGATTTCTTTGAACAAATGAAGCAAGGTCAATATTATGCAGGTTCTGCAGCAAACTTAGCAATGCACGAGCAACTTGCGGCGAAAGGTGGTGGCGGCGGTGGAACCTATAACGATAATCGCGTTACAAATAATGTAGTACAAGGCGGGGATACGGTTCAAAACAGTAGCGATGCTGCTGTTATACAATACGGCGGAGAAGGAAGTGGAACAAGACCCGGGATGGGTAGTGTTAATGTTCCCGGGTCTGTCCAGTAATATTATTTGTCGCCTTTATCAGAAACGAATGAATACATTTCTTTGGCTTTTGCCATCATATCTTCAACAGAATACATTTCTGTAACTTTTTGAAATTCTTCCATTTGCATCTTACCTTGCTCCATCATTTTTTCAGCAAATGACACGTTCATGTGATATTGCTGATCCATATACTCTTTTGCAAGTTGTAACATTTCTGAACGAATTTCGAATGGGTTTTTATTTGACATAATTAGTCTCCTGTGTATGTGTGGGTTACAAATATTCATTTAAGCTCTTTCTAAAGTGGAGGGGCTTTCACCCTCCTAGCTTTTTATTTATTCCGTTAGAAGTTCAGGCTCGGAAGAACCACCAATGGCGATCTTACGCGGTTTCTTTTCTTCAGGAATAACGTTCTCAAGTTCAATTGTAAGAATGCCGTCAACGAACTCGGCGCCACGAACTACAATTGTGTCTGAGAGTGTAAAGGTACGACGGAATTGACGAGCGGAAATTCCACGATGTAGATAACTTCCTTCTGTCTCTTTGTCTTCTTTCTTACCTTCCACTGAAAGAACGCCGTCTTTCAATTCAACATCCAATTCATCACGTCCAAAACCTGCGACCGCAATCTCAATATGATAATTGTCGTCATCAACTTTTACGATGTTATATGGAGGGTAATTTGTTTGACCCGGAGTTTGTTGGTGCATACGATCCAATACGCGATCGAAACCAATAAAGAAAGGGTCATTTAATAGGTTGGCAGTAATTCTGCGTGCATTCATTTTGCTATCTCCTTTTGTTTAAGCAAGATTTTAAAAATGGGAACCCGTTTGGCATTCCCATTATTATTTATAACACAATACTATGATTGTGTCAATAAAAAATTAACCAGTTGAGCCAAAACCACCGTTACGGTCTGTTTTTTGCTCTGGGCGATCTGTAGTTTCTACAAGCTCGTGTTGTTCTACAGGAACCAACATGCATTGTACTAAGCGGTCGCCATTTTCAATTGTAACTAAGCTGTCAGTGACGTTCTGTAACATCATATATGATTCTTCAACGTAATCGGAATCAATAATGCCAGTGCCGTTTGCCATTACAAGACCTTTCTTCAATGCAACACTCGAACGAATAAACATTTTTAAAACGTTATTCTCGGGTATGTCAAAGATTAATCCTGTCGGAACCAAAACGCGAATCCCAGGAGGTAATTGAAATGCGTCAGGATTTGTCCCAACGCCTTTCACAACAATAGGTTGTTCTCTGTTCCAAGAATTATATGATTTTAGGTATTGACCTTTGGTAATACATGCTTTAATATCAAAACAAGCAGATCCTTGAGTTGCGTAGGCGGGGATCTCAGCCTTTTCATTCACTTTATATACATTCATAATAATCACTTTTTCCCAATATTATATTTGGCCTCCAAAATCCATTGATCTTTTTCTTTGTGAGATAGGATTTTAATTTGATTAAGAGGAGCAACCGGATCTTGCGATTTAGCAGGATCAACGATTTCAATCAAATCCCATTCTTCAAGCAGGTTCACAATCGTATTGCGACGTGCTCGATCTTCATCTGTAAATGTATTGTTTTTGCCGTCAAGAATAAACAATTCTTTAAAGTGTAGAATTGAGTACTTACCTTGTTTGTGGAGAATGTGACAAGATTGATATAACTTCTTTTCCTTACGTGAAGAAATACCAATACGAGTCAGGGTCTCTTTGACCTTTAAAAAACTATCCGGCGTTGGAAGTCTAATTTCCACTCCGACTCCTTTAAAAATATCTTCAGTTTGCATAATAAGCAGCACCTTTTATTATAGTTATTATTTTTCATGCTGTTGTCCACCATGACCATCAGAATATTTATCATTTTCTGAATTTAACCACCGGTAAATAGCTTACTATGCACTTGTTTCAATTGATCCGCAGACAAAGCTTTTAGGTACATCTTTGCCACGGTACGATTACATTGATAGACCTGCTGAATTGCGTCAAGGTCTTTACTTTTTTCTGCTTTGTGCCATTTTGAAAACCGCTTGCGTTTGCGTAAGGCACTAAAGTAATAATCAAATTGAGCACCATTAAACATATGGGCACGTTGATTCATTTCATTGGCATGCAAGATAGTATCTTCAAAGTTAGCAAAGCCACGATTGACCATATACGGAATGTATTCCTTTTCGGTCAGTTCAGGATTATCCGATTCTTGAATAAGATGTTTCTTTGTCAGGGAAACGGCATTCATAAAATCAAAAGGTGTAAACTCATTCTTCGCCATTGTATATCTTCTCAAGTTCAATCAATACATCATTGAATTCCATTGCACAAGGTTCACAGGCTGTCATCTTATGAGGACCTTCAAGGGTATCAATGTTAATTGTATAGATCTCTTTTTTGTTTAACTTTTTATCGCAAAAACCACAAGTGTGTTTCTCGATAAGACGGCTCATCCATTCACTCATACCGAAATATCAATCGTTGAGTTTGGTCGCTCAGTAGGAACAAGTTCACCGCGGCTGTTATAACGAGTGTATTCATGCTGTACGCTTTCAACCGATGTAACACCAGATGCCGTTTGAAGATGCTTTGTTTTCTCGACGACAACCTTATCATCTCGTACGACAATGGTTGAATAAGCACTGGTTACTGTGAATGGCATAATACCATAGATTTCTGTATTCGTCATTTGAAGCTTGCCTCCATCATAATTTCGGTTAGACACGCAACCATATTTATTTCAAGGTCAGCAACAAAGTTAGCCTTATACATATAATCAGCAAGTGTTACGATAAAACCAGGTTGTGAACGAAGTTCAACCTTGTCATTTGCCATATCATAGATACGACGAAACATTTCATTCATATCTTGATCTGAATTCTTTGCAACCCATTTACGCATTTCTGAAAAGTTCTTTGCCTTTAACAAACGGAACAGTTCATCAACTGATTCTTGTTTCAGGTTAACAAAGATACCTTCGTCAATACGACCTGATGCTGCATAGGATTGGAGTTCAGTCAATACACGACGGAAATCAGGAAAGTGCTTTTCAATAACTTTGGCAACTACCTTGTTATCGTATTCAACGTTTTCGTTATCAAGAATTTGTAGAACACGTTTATAGAATTGAGCTGCCATCTTCGGACGCTCGGATTGCTCGATTGTGAAATCAACTTCAGACAGTCGAGAGCGAAGAGGAGCAATTATACGATTCTTAAAGTTACAAGTAAAGATAAACCCACAGTTGCTTGAATATTCTTCAATAAAATTTCGGAGTGCGGGCTGAACATTTGCTGCGTTGAGATAGTCCGCCTCGTCAAAGATGACGTATTTTCTGCCACCTGATAAGGATACCGCTGAGGCATACGTGGAGATGTCATATCGGAGAGTGTCGATATTGACGTTAAGTGAACCGTTTTTAACAATATAATCGCAGCCAAGTTCATCGAGCATAGCTTTTGCGATAGTAGTTTTGCCAACACCTGGGCCGCCAGTTAGTAATAAGTTTGGAACATTGTCATCAGCAACGAACTTTTGAAACATTGCTTTTGTAGTATCAGGCAGAATTGTATCATTAATCTTTTGCGGACGATATTTTTCTACCCAAAGTACTTCGTTTGATTTTGCATCAACCATTTATTCACCATTTTCATAATATAAAAAGAAATCATTTTTGTACGCATTTTAGCGAGCAATGTACAACACTCGGGTGATCTAACACCAATCGAAATACCTTACCGCAGGTAACGCATTTACGAGTTTTAATAAGTGGGGCCGAAGCCCCACCCATTTCTTTAGTTGACTTTTTCAACTACTTTATCCGCCATTGGCGCGTCCATCGGAACATCAGCTGGTGCCATTTGGCCTTGAGCCTGTTGACCCTGCATTTGAGCCTGCTGGTTGAGGAAGACCTCTACTTTGTTGCGTAGAGTACCTACACCTTGAAGTTCACGGCCTTCAAAAGCACCGCGGCGAGATGCAATATCCACGATCTGTACGAACGTGGCAATATCATTTAAAGACAACTGAACAGGTTCTTGCTGTTCTTGAGCTTGTCCGTTTTCAACTTGATCATTCATGAATAATCATCCTTTCTTGTAAGTCGACTTTGTATCAATAGCAACGAAATATGTCGCGCTATCACCCTTAAACTCAGAGATACCCTTTGCGCAAAGAGTAACCTGATAGTCCTGCGGAAGAAGTTTCAGGTTATCAGTTTTGATAACGATTGAAAACTCATCAGCAGTTTCACCAATCTCAATTCCGTAATCATCAGCATTTGCCGAAGAAGTATCTACAGCCTTGAGAAAGACTTTGCCTTCCTGACCAACGAATGCAACCTCCGTAAATTGAAGTACACCTGCTGCTTTCACAACGGACTGCAAATCATCCCATGTCACATTCACCTGCACATCCGCAGAAGGAATCGTAATCTCCTTATCCGGCGGTGTGTGAATCATGGAAACATCTGCAAAGGCATACTTCGTACGACGCTTACCTTCGGTAATCACAAAATATTTATCTCCGAATTCCACGTCCGGCGCCTTGTGGAGAGATAAAATTGACAAAAATCTTGATAAATCGTAAACGCAAGCAGTACCAGGAATTTGATCCGGGATAGTTGCTTTTGCAACAAGCGTTTTCTCAGGGGTAATGGTTTTGAGTTCATTACCAGGTTGCATTAGAATTGACTTATTGATAGCACTAAAGCTTTTCAAAATAGTCAGAGTTTGTTCAGATAATTGCATAATATAAAGTAACTCCTTTGTTAGATTATCGGTTTATTTTATTACGGTTTTTCTTTTTTGTCAATGGTTTTTTATCACCTGCGACAGATTTATTTTGATAAGCCTTCTTATTGCTTTGCTTATTTGCAGTTGCAGTCATTCCTAAGGAACCGATAGCACCTAAGGATCCTTTGAAGATATACGTACCAATATGCTGCAACTGCATCCATGGGCACATCCAAACTCGAATACCGATCTCTCGAGCCTTCTTACAGAAGAAGTAGTCCTCGGACAGATAGCGTTTTGTTACCGGGTCAATAATACAATCAAAGAATGCTGTAATCTCTCGAGACCCATCAAACGCATCAGTACGAACGTGGTCAGGTTTATAGCGATACTCAGGATATGCTTCAGCAAACTTCTCAAGGACGTCTCGAGGAATCAGCATGAACCCCGTGCCTGCTTCTGCAACCTCAATTGGTTGGCCAAGGTTAAACTTGGTTTGACCACTTGCGATTGGATTGAATACGTAATCAGCAGAGAATTGTTCAAGTTGGAACGGATTCTCATCGCCAGCACCTGCCTTGGCTGCTTGATGAACCTTTTCCCACGCAATTGTTTTCTTAGGATAAGGTCCTGTCATAATCTGATAATTGTCAGGATCCGTAATGTTCATAGCAAGAAGCGATAGAATATCTCGAGCATTAAATCCAATATCAGAATCAATAAACATTAAGTGAGTACAACCTGAGCGCAGGAATTCGTCAACCACATAGTTACGAGCACGTTGAACCAAACTTTCATTAAATAGGAAATAGAATTTTAGATTGATTCCATTTGCAGCGCATAGCATACTCAAATCAGTACAAGATTTTGTAAATGTACCTGCGCAATTGCCGCCATACATCGGCGTTCCTAAGAAGATAGAATACTTGCGGATTTCATCAATTGAAACCTCGGTTGTTTTAGGTTTTTGCTGTTCTTCCATTAAACTTGCTCCATATCATTTTCTGCTCGGGTGATTGCTTGAATGCGTAATACATCAGCAAGAATATCCCACGAACTATCGTGTGCTTTAAAACTTGATTCCCACAATGCTTCATCAGCCAATGGATTGAACCCATTCTTTTTTGGGAAATTCAATTTTGCGTCAATAAAGGTACGTGTATCTCTCACTCTCCAATACTTAAGGTATTCTTCCATATGCAATAGCTTATCTTGAGATTGGAATAGCCGCCCAAGGATAATTGGATCAAACGTATTAGAACGAGACCACCAAAAATCAATCTTAGGACTATTGATTAAAAAGTTTTGAAAATCCTTACAGAATTCTTCAACAGTCAAATCACCATCCTTTGGACTAATATGCCTACGTACTTCAGGAGATTGCTCTTCCCAAAAGGATACCGTGTCTTTATCAATCTCGTATCCGTAGTTTTTGACTTGATCCATTACTGACAGCTTAAAGCGCCGTGTAAGATTAATATCTCGAGTTGTATATGGATCGTTGGACAACATCTTGTCCCAATTGAATACCATAACTGAACAATCAATTACAGCACATTTTTGAGCATCCTTACCGAAGGTCTCAAAGTCAATAATGAAATCGTTTCTCAAACCAAAAACTCCTCAAGTGTTGATATATTAATATTACCACAAGAATCGTATTCTGTCAACTCTTTATGATTGTTTTGACGCAAATAATTTCCTTCCGACATCTGCAATTCACCACGGATGAATTTGCCAATCTCAGTATGGATATCTCGGCTCGTAGGAACAGGTACGTTTTGAGCAATATGGTTTGCTTTTGGCAATCCACCAACAAGTTCAAAGTCGTGTGGGAATCCCATCATATGCAATGCTTCACGAATAGTCAAAGAACGCATCTCCTTAGGATGGATCGTGTCATTCATATTCCGTCCGATAACCGCATTCATAACTTCATCAAATACGTGGACCGAACCATCCCAAATACCTTTGTTCATGGCAAACTTGTTCTTTGCATGAGTCGCAAGCTTAATACCTTTTTCGTTATTTGTTTTCTCAAACCAATGAAGGGCATCGTCAAGCAAACCGTTTTTCATAATGTAATTGAAAGCTGTAATCCTGCCGGCGTCAATCATAACCTGTCGAGCATCTTGGTTTGTCGTACTTTGAATATATTGGAAATACGGTTCCTCGGCAAGATTCTTGTGAATAACTAAATCTTGTTGAAGAGCATCAGAAGGTACCTCATTCAAATGCTCAAGGAAGGTTTTACGATCTCGCTTATACCAATTCATAATAGGTGCGGTTTCAGATTTCCAACCAACCGCAAAGGTGCGGTCTCGAGCCTGCGGGATTCCATGATATTTGGTAGACGTTTTATAAAGAGATAAACTGTATCCGCGTTCTTTACAAATTTGATACAGTGCATCAGCTACAGGTTTGCCTTTGTTTGTAAATAATGCAGGAGCGTTTTCAACCACAACAGCCTTTGCGTTAAAGTCATCAATTCCTCGAGTAAATACCTCATACATCCATTCGTTCTTAGCACAACCTGCACCTTTTGATTCCGCTGATGTTCCTGTATTCAATTGAGATAATGCAGCACAAGGAGGAGTACCTGAGATAACGTCAATCTGGCGACCGGGCTTTGCTTCAGTCAAATCAATGTACTTAATATCACGTCCTTTGACATTTTGCTGATAGTTAACGTAATGACTATCGTTAGCTTCAAAACCTTGGAATGAGTAAATTGCTTCAGGTGGTTTTCCAAACGCTTTTTCTGCCCCTAGCATTTGTCCACCAATCAATGGGATAAGAGGTGCCCAAGTAATATCTGTCATTTTATAATCCTATATTCAATTTTCGTTCATACGATAAACAAGTATCTTTAAAGTATTGAATGAGTTGCAACCGCACCTCTTCAGTCAATTCTTTGATCTTATCACCTATAGATGAGTATTCAACTGTGATTTTATTTATGATTTCTGGACTGATCCCAAAACTCTTGACAAAGTCATCAGTATGAACATCCGACGTAATTAATGGCAAACAGTCATTATAAATTGATTCCACAAAGCGATATATTGAAAAGTGTTTCAAATCGTATGGAGGAATCATTAGAGTATATCTTGAAGCACGAATGTTATCAAGATATTCATCGCGATTTACAAACGTGTCAATTCCAAGTTTCTTATGACGAATAAACAGCTTTGCATCAACCTCGTTTGTGTGAATGCTTGACATTACATCATCGTATTGCTTTTCACGATGTTCAGTCAATGCTGTAAACCCAAAGCATAGATCCTTAGTCTTCTCAACTTCATCGTCAAAGAATGTCATAAGACCTTTAGGTTCCTGACTCAAATATGCTTGTAAAGAATCAAGTCTTTTTAAGTTGTAATCATGCCAATCGTATCCATGGTAACAGTGCAATTCGTGTGGCTGATAATCAGTCAATTGATGCAATGTATTTTCGCAAGGATCAAAACAAATTTCGTGTAAAGGAATCTTACGTTCTCTCGACATTTTAACAAGCTGTAACAAACCGACAAGAAATGAACCATTCGCAATAAAGTTCATTTGATTTCTTGTCTTTAGCATAGCATTGAACTTGTTCTTTTCTCGTGTCAAACCTGACGCATCAGAAAGCATTCCACCAAAAACAACAATTTGAGCAACATCTTCAAATTGAGAAATCCAATCTTCACGTTCAAGGAATTCGTACCAAGAATCGTAAATTGGTTTAGGATTTGTCATACACCGTTTATAATCATCAATATAGCAAATCATTTCATCAATGCGAATACCTGCAACCCTTTCAATGTATTCAGCATTTTGTGTATTCTTCTTAGGAGTCCATAAAATAATCCTATGGCCTTTATCTTGATATTCTTTTAAAATACACATCTGCTCAATCAAAGATTTGGTATACTTTGACGTAATAGGTCGTGTTGTGAAAAGAATAATATTAGCCAAAGAAACTCTCCAAACCTAACATAGGTTCTTCTTTAACAGCAAATTGTGTCAAATCTGGTGCAACATAGTCTGAGTCAATTGCTGACATAATCTGATTATTTAAAAATGAGCCGTCGTAATATTCAGGTTTAAGAATTGCAGCCCGGATGCCATTCAATACTGTTTTGTACTTTTCAGGATTTTCAGACAGCATCTTAACTCGCTCTGCCAACTCTTGAGGAGTTTTTGGTCTAAGGAATCCTGGAATATTCAAATGGTTTTGCTCATCGTAAGTTGGATGTAAGAAAGGAATAACTCCGGCATGGATCATTTCAATATACTTTGAAGTAACCCAACCTTTTTTGATTGGAATGATAAACGTAAACTTAACATCTTGCAGTTTGCTTTGCAGTTCTTCAATGTGTAAAGAACCTTTGAAACGATTATCTCCTTCAACCACTTCGGACCATTTTCCATAAATCTCAACATTATCGTTATGGTCAAGAACCCATTCTTTAAGCATTTTATAACGAGACGGCTTGCCTTCATTCAATACAACCATGAAATCGGTTTTGCGATCTGTATTGACTTCAGTGGGATACTCGTAATCAAGACAGAAGGCTGTTTCCATACCTGCATATACCGACGGTACTTCACGAATAATCCTTGTCTGATCCTCATACGAGACGATAGTGTTTGATTTATACGTATAGTCGTATTGGCCCAAAGAGATTGAAGGCATATGAAACATATCACGAGATTGATTCATAACGTAACGTGGATCGTTAACGATTTCAACATAATGCGGTTTCTGTTCATTCAACCAAACAGCAAGAGGAGTAGCATAGCCTTTTGTCATATCAATAACAGAAGCAGGTTTGCCGTCGTCATCATTTACTTTTTTGATTTTGTTTGGAATTGTAACAGTACCAACTTGACCTATCATCATAACGGTTGTGTCAAGCTTGACGTCATTCTCTTTAAGGTAATTGATAATCCAACGATAATAGCTATCATCATACTTGCCTGGGCGTAGCTTTTCTCCACCCCAAATATCAATAACGTTATCATACGGAAAGATTTCGTATTTTTCTTTTTCGTTCAATTGAGCATAATCTGATCTGCCAAGCAAGTAAAAGGTTTTATCGGGATTACGGTTTGCAAGTGCACGAATAGTACAGCTTGCTTCATTATCACCACCGATAGGAGAATACTTGTTCTTACGAAACTTTACAGATTTACCCAATTTTGCAAAGCCAATATTTTTCATTTGTCCATCCATTCTATAAACTCATCTGGGCGCATTGCCTTGTCATCAATGTAGTAAACACCGTATGGTTTACCCCACACGATTTCGTCGTAGGGAACGTTATGGCGGTCAAGCCAATTCTTTGTACATTCTCCGACATCTTCAATGATTTTATTTATGTCCCCATTATGTGTAAGCATTCTGCGAGCGGTATGAAGAACAATTTTATAACCGCGTTCTTTTGCTACCTGCAGGCTTTTAATCATTGGCTCGTTAGGTACTGCAAGACCGTATTTTAATGATGTCTTGGTTTGAGTATGATTAGGAAAACATATGGTATCGTCAATATCAACTATGAGCGTTTGCGTAGTCATTGATGTAATTTCTCATCTTGTTCTGTCTATCAGGTGAATCGTAATGCAATTTAATACAGGTAGCAATAAGCAATGCACCACCGTCAATGATTTCTTCGTAATCGTCTGGATAATATTTAAAAATCATTTTGCCGAAGCTTTCTGCTACATACGGAGGATATTTATGTCCTGATACCATTTCACCATACCCGTGGTACAGGTCGTGAGATAGCTTACAGAGGTCATACATATGATCGCCACCACAACCAATATGATCGCCATAAGATCCTCGTGGATCAAGTAAAGTAATGCTATCGTTGTATGGGTTATAAAGAATATTTCCAAAATGCAAATCACCGTGCATTGCCGATACAGGTTTGACCTTTTTCAAGCAACGTTCAGCAACATCACGATAAAAGAAATCGTCATCTTCAAGACGTTTTTCTGTTTTATCAATCCACATCTTTTGAGCATTCTCATAGAAATCAGCAGTAAACTCAAGCGTTGCTTTTGTATGGAAATACTTTTGCATAGTCACGATTACCTTTTCAATCAAATAGTCAATCGTACTATTAGAAAGGTCTTCGTGCATAAGAAGATCGGACAAAAGAGTGCCTGACTCGTAAGACATTGATAAGGCATAATCGTCTTTGAGAATTTTAGGAACAAGCATACCTTGAAGAGGGTTCAAAGATTCGTACCAATTCTTTTCGTTCATAATCGTTTTGACGGCAAACGGATCATTCTCTTTAGGATTCTTTGTGATCGCATTTAGATCAGGATAATACTCAAAAGAATTGAACTCACGAGCTTTGAATGTTAGAAACTGTGCGCATGTTTTATGGTATGTGGCAATATCACCAATGTCATACCATTGCACTGTATTGACACGCATATAGTCATTAGAGTATAATTCTAATGCGTCAGAAATATCGTATCCATCTGTTCCTTCAAAGGCATCACAGGCTTTGAATCCGTTGGCAAAACTGTATAGACCAACGAGTGCGGATGCGTTAGGAATTGTTTCATTGGGCTTATTATAAAAAGAACGACCATCCCACATACACCATGCAAAATGGTCGTGAACATCCTTGGTCAGTAAGAAATCCTTACCTAAAGGTAGATCTTCATCAAGGATAATAGCATCGCCAAGCCAAACGACTAAAGGAGCATTGATATTGCTAAGTTCAGAGATACCTACACGAATAGCATCACGAGGACCATTCAAAGATCCTTGCTTAACGCACTTGATGTTATTCCACTTACTTTTCTTTGCCCATTCGCGTATATCATTATGCTTGCCGTCTACAATGACGATTTCGCCTACGTCAGGTGTATTCTTGTAGATGGATTCAATAATATACTCAATGGTTGGCTTGCCATGTACACGAACCATTGCCTTTGAGCAATTTGAAGTTAACGGTTTGAGTCTTGTTGCCTCACCCGCTGCAGGGATCACGACATTAATCATATTCACTCCTATCATTACAAATACATTATATAACTATATATGATTTTTGTCAACTAAAAAATGGTGACCTCAACGCCCGCTTCTTGAAACATAGGAAACGATTGAGCATTAAATACTTCTTCCCAGCAACCTTTATTGGTTTTGTCGTTAGTGACAACACGTTTAATGCCTGCCTGAATTATACATTTTGCGCAAGCAGGGCAAACAGGTAAACCGTGAACATATAACGTTGCATCCTTAACAGACACACCGTTATATAAAGCGTTCATCAAAGCATTCATTTCGGCATGAATAATACGTGGGTACTTTTCATCACGATCGTTCAATCGTTTTTCTGTATCGTTAATGCCACGAGGAAACCCGTTATAACCGGTAGCAAGGATCCGCCTTTCAGAATTGACAATCACTGCGCCAATCTTACTCGACGGATCCTTACTCCAGCTTGAAATGACCTCAGCCATTTCCATAAAGCGTTTATCCCACTTATTGCTATTTACCGCGTCATAGCTAGGATAGCCTTTTTCAAACACCGGTTCAATCAAGACGCACTCCAACCAAAGAATCCCAGCGGAAGGATCGCCATCCTTCTTTTTCTACATCATATACAACTTGCACTTCTTCATTTACAGCACGTACCTTTTTCTGAGTCAAAGGATCTTCCTTTGTGGCAGGTGGTACGATATTCTCATTAAGAGTACAAGTCATTACTCGCTTATCGCCATTCAGCTTATTAAAAGTAATTTCCACAACACCGTTTTTCAGTGCTTCTTTGATTGCTTCTTGTTCCATAATATAATCCTAATCGTTAGAGATAGTTTCAAGACTTTCTAGGTAGTCAACCATTTTTTCTGGCGTAGTGTTTTCATATGGATCATCATCAGATCCATCGTTATTGATTCCTGGCTCTTGCCACCATTTCTCAATAACACCGTTATTGATAACACACATATAACGCCAACTGCGGTTACCAAATCCTAAATGGTTTTTGCCGATAAGCATACCCATATAACGAGTAAAGTTACCAGATCCATCAGGAATTACTTTGACATTTTCAATTCCTTGCTGCTTTGCCCACGCATTCATAACAAACGCGTCGTTTACTGAGATACAGTATACCTCATCTACGCCTGCCATACAAATACGTTTATAGTTTTCTTCGAAGCCAGGCAACTGATAAGTTGAACAGGTTGGAGTAAACGCTCCTGGCAAGCTGAACAATACAACCCGCTTTCCTTTAAACAGATCATCGCTCGTAACCATATCCCAAGTATATGGGTTAGGTCCTTCAATAGTCTCATCCCTTACACGAGTTTGAAAAACTACGCAAGGCGGTTTAAAACCTTCAATCATATTTCCTCCTTTCTATTTTACAAGGTTAAAGTGACGTTCGTAGACGTGTAAGTTCTGAACTTGCCACACCATCATACCAGGTTCAATCATTCGGCCTTGGTCATACCGATCTTCGTGGTTGAAATCCCAACAAAGTTTTTCCATAACATATCTTTGCCACGCATAATCGTTGCGATAGCCATAGACTACATCATTACTACGCATTTGTACCACAGCATGTAACAGGCCGTCACGAATATAGTAAGTGACAGCATTGGTGCAAATGAAATCATTTTTGCCATCAGCTTCAAAATCAATCCAAATACTAGGACGATTATAAACACAAGTAGCGCGCCTTCCATCAGGATTCTCCAATAACTCGCTTAATACATTTTCATATTGACTATAATACTGAGGTGAATAAATTAAGGTACCATAATTAGAATTGATTTCACCATGTTGGTTTGCAGAATATTGCCAAGCCGCAGGCGATTTGCCGTAGATTTCTTTAAGAGTATTGATGTTTGTGGACTGAGTTTCGTACCACTCAATTTCAGCATCAATGTATTCTTCTTTCGGTATACCAAAGATTGCGGGCTTATCAGCAATAAAAGATGCGCCAATCAGCTCAATCGTTTTAGCACCAGTGCGGTCAATGGTATACGCTTCATCGGCAAGTTCACCGATAAAGAATTCACGCATATCTTTTACGGATGGAATATTCATTTTGAGTTTTCCTTAATGTATTTAACGTTATCCAGGTCTTGAATGATTTGCATTTCTTCAGACCGCACCCATCCTTCAATAAATTGATTAAGAAGAGAAGTCCGAGAAAAACCTTTACTATCTACCAAATCATCAAACCGTTCTTTTAGGTCAGTTGGTATATTAAAATTAATAAGGGTATATTCTTTTTTCGTTCTGGGCATTATTTATCTCCTTTATTATAGCGGTCGTCAGTTAGCTCAGGATCACTTTCAAGAGTGGTCATAAGTAGGATCATCATTTGAGTAAGAGCGTGCGAAAGATGAGGCAAACCAGATTCAGGGTCAAGATCCTCACCTGAATGATAGGCCATCAAATGGCGCTGAATGGATGAGTAATGACGAGACACAGGGAACTTGTCAATGTCTTGCCGCCAATTGTTCTCACCATATTTTTCAGCACCGAATCCAAATACCTTTGCAGCTTCAATAATAGCCTCAGGTGGAACGAGATGAATTTTTGGTTTACCTGCATCATACTTCATCACGAGAACCTCTACCTTTAATTTCGCTATTCATTATAGGTTGAAAATGTTGGATTGACGCATCCTCAATAATAGGAGCAATACTCAGATCGCCATACTCAACCGTATCAATATATTGTATCACAACATCCATTGAATGTAAACCATTTTCTTTTAGATATTCTCGATACTTGCGGCCTGATACTTCGTGATGTTCATCAGGACGGCGAAAAGAGCGAGTATGATTACATTGACGTAAATGAATAGACATTGTCTTTCCATCCGTCTTACCGACATACAGGATTTTTCCTGTTTTCTTTTCAACCCAACGATAGATGCCTTTTGCATAGTTTGCAGCAATGCGGTTTCCATCTTTAATGTGTGGAGTTAAAAGATCAGTTTCAAAACCTGTGTCGGTCCGTGAAAGACGGATTTCTCCATAAGTTTTTGCTTCAGTCCAATAGTCTTCAATTTCGTTAAAGACAGTCTGTTCTATAATTGCAGCAAGTGATTGTAACTTAGACATTATTTGTACTCCCGGATGTAAACGTCAAAGTGAGTTGCGTTTTCAATAGGAGTATCATAGTAGCAACAACCGTTAAAACCAACACCGTTAGTTTTACGAGAACCACGAGGACGAATACGAAGTCCGTGAGTAGGACGATCATATTTTGAATTGAACCAAATAGATTTGCGGTAGCGTTTGGTACCTTCGTTTGCGTTTACCAACATTGCCTTTAGGTCAGCAATTGCAGGATCGTCAAGAGAAGTAACGGTGAAACGATAATCAGAGGAAGTGCGGTTTTTGTATGTGACGTATGCCATGTGTGTTTCCTTGTTTCAATTTATATTAATAATATAATCTAATTGAAATGGAATGTCAATAGGTATTTTGAATTTTTTTCATAAAAATATGAAATTTATCTGCGTCTTGATTAACCTCAAAACACATTGTATCTTCATACACATCGGTGTATGTAGTGTGAGCCCACTGCTCTTTAGGGAAATTCTTTTTACAATAAAGAACAGCTTGCGATCGCCAGTCAGAATGAAATGGAACCTGAAAGCCAGGCATCCATCTCATCTTGTATTCAAAAATTTCTACTGGCGTCATGATAACATCCGCAAGCAAGTAAGGAATGAGTTTTCATCCAAGCAATCAGACCAGATATGAGAAAAATACCAAACTATCAAGGCAACGATTGCAAGCATTCCAATGACATACATGGAGATTTCAAACCACTGTTTCATTATGCCGCCTCCAACACTTTATTTAGATCTTTGAAAGGAACCATCTCACCAGATTGCATTTCATAGGTGAGTTTAAAGTGAGCACGTTCACCACCTTCTTGTGGGATCCAAGACTCGTGAGCTGCAGCAATTTCTGGACGCATATAGCCGTATTCGTCGTTTTTAACAATACGGTCTGCTAACCAACGGTCGCCACCCCAAGAAAACTCGATTGGAGTTTCCCATTCCTCACACTCGTTGGCATCATCCTCTACTACCTCGAAGCCAAGGATATACTCTTCGTAATAGTCGTTTTTCTCTTCAATGAGTTTCTGAAGAGTAGGAATGCCACCACGAGCGCGCTCAGCTTGGCGGGCATCAAGATTACGTACTACATAGGTGTTGCCACCTTTGAACTTCCAATAGTACTCACCGTTAAAGCCATTGTGAGCAGCATAGTTTTCGCGGATTTGAGTTTGAATGACAAGTTTCATGGTTTAAGACTCCTGACCAATTTTGAAAAATTCTTGAGCTTCTTCTACAGTAACCTGTGCAGTTAACAGCAGATTGCTCAAATCTCTAGGACCGAAAACAGTACCTACTCGAGTAAGAGCATCGCCGAAAGAAGCCATACGATTATAACGACCAATTTCTGCATCCTTCAAACCTTTCATAGGAGCGGTTGCCGAAATGTCCATCAAGCGACGGCCAATACGAGCAAGGATGAGTTCGTTAGCTGTTGGATCGTAGTAGTTTGTCATAAGTTTTTGCCTTTTCCTATTTAATATAACCATTCTAAATCAAAACGAAACGAATGTCAATAGTTTTTTTCATTTTATTTCATATTTTTTTAAAGATGCAGTTCAACCTCATCATATCCTGTCTTACCATAGACAGAGCGGACAAACCATGCCTCTCCATCAAACAAGTAAAGATAATCAGCGCCTGCGTAATCTGCAGCTTCGTCAAAGAAATGTTGTGGGGATTCGTATTTGACTGATGGTTCGTTATGAACTGATTCTACAACCGATTCGTAAAGGTCAGCTTTCAAACTTGACAAGTAACCAGCATTAGCAACGTTCTTTGCCAACTCAGGAGTGTTATAGTTCTCAACAAGCATTTTGCCGTTATAAGAAATATAACCGTCGTAATGGCAATAAGTTGCTGTAACAGTTCCGTCTTCGTTATAACAACCGATCATTGAAGCAGTACCCATAATTTAGTTCCTTTCCTATTTGATATAACCATAATAATCTAAACGAAAAGGAATGTCAACAGGAAAATGAAATTATTTCATATTTTTTTAGAATTTTTTGTTATATGGATATTCCTAAACCTTGCGGAATATCAACGACGAATTTGCTCCGCCAAACCCAAAGGAATTTGACATCACTGTGGTCAGTTCCGCGTCAACACTTTGACGGACAAGAGGATAATCCTCAAAACCTTCGTCGGTTTCTTGAAGGTTTGCCGTGCCAGCAATAAAGTTTTTATTCATCATAATGATTGAATAGATTGCTTCCTGAACACCTGCTGCGCCGATACCGTGTCCTGTTAGAGACTTTGTAGAACTAATTGGTGGTATATTGTCCGGACCAAAGGCTGATCTAATGGCCTGTAGTTCCTTTGTATCACCCACTGGTGTCCCAGTTGCGTGCGCATTAATATAGTCAATTTCTGGCCAATTGGGTTTCATTGCTTTTTGCATACAACGAACAGCACCTTCGCCAGATGGATGCGCCATATCATATCCGTCCGAGGTTGCGCCATAACCGATAATTTCACAATAGATCTTTGCGCCTCGAGCAATTGCTGTATCGTAATCCTCAAGGATCAAACAGCCACTACCTTCTCCAGGAACGAATCCATCTCGGTTTTTATCAAACGGACGTGATGCCGCGGTAGGATTGTCATTATACTTTGAAGATAAAGCCATTAAAGCATCGAGCATTGCAGCAATACTATAATGATTAGTTTCAGCACCGCCAACAAGCATACGATCTTGATAACCGTTGGCAATGGTTCTAAATCCTTCACCAATACAGTGGCCGCTTGAAGAACAAGCTGAAGAGATTGTAAACCCTTCACCATAAATCTTAAGAGCTTTTGTAAGATTTGCAGAAGTAGTAGAGTTCATAATCTTAAACACAATAGTTGGTTCTCGATGAACTCCTTTACGAACATAAACGTCTTGCGCATATTGTTGAAACTCAGAAGATGAAGTACCCGATCCAAAATACAAGCCAGTATCTGGGTTGCTTACTTCATTATCAGTAAGTCCTGCATCTTCAATTGCTGAAAGACAAGACAAATAACCCATTGCTGCTGTAGGACCCATCCAACGATAGTGTTGTCGGTCTACAACGTCAACCGGTTTAAAGTCGCACATGCCAGCAATATTACATCGCATGTCTACAATTGCGTAATCAGGATTATGTTTAATTCCTGAGTTACCTTCTCTTAGGTTTTTTTCTACAGTTTCAAGATCATTACCGATTGGGGATCTAATACCGATCCCCGTGACGACAACTCTACGCACGTTTGCGTTCTCCTACAAGTTGACTGATTACATCCCGTGTATGCTTACTGTCGCGTACACTAGTTTTCAAAAAAGAAGCAAGTACTGCAATTTTTGCGTCTTTGTCCTGAATGGTAGAAAGATACGATTCGACCAAAGCATCAGCTTCGTCATATGTAAGACCAGATTTAAAACGAGTTAGGGAAAGATTTTGTCCAAACATTATGCTGCCTCCAATTCACAGACTTCTTCAAAACCAAAATCAGCAACTACCCATACGATGTTGTTGCCGTCAATTACGATATCACCAACTGATACAGAATGCATACGATCAAGGCGTTCAATGCTTTCTTCAGGACCCATGTTTCCGATACGGAAAACATGCTCAAGGTCAGAAGCTTCAATGTTTGCTACGTGAGTGTAGTATTCAGCATCAAAAGCATCTTTAGCAAGTTCTTCAATTTTCTTGCCAACCAAGCGCGGGAAATCCATATCACGACGAGCTTTGAACTTTGGTACAGCGTTGAAATCACCAGTTTCGTTGATTAGATCAGCTTCTGCATCGGTAACGCGGATTTGCAAGATTTGGTATTTCATAATGTATTCCTTTGTTGATTTACCTTATATATCTATACTATCTAAAGTTCGTAGCAATGTCAACAACTTTTTTCACAAATTATGAAATTATTTCATATTTTTTTCTCGAGCTGCGTCCTCGGCCTCAATAACTCCTCTGAGCGAAGCAATAAGTTCTTCCGCGAGTTCAACCTGTCTTAAAGTAATTCTATGAGGAGTGTTAGGAAACAAGAACGGTAGAAATGCGTGGGTATAACCTGTAATCGCATTTACCAATCCAAATGTACTCAATTTGATAGCAAACCACATATGCTCAAAATATCCAGAACGAACTTCTTGTAAGTGCTCAGTATTAATCAGATATCCATATCTGCCTAAATTACCAAACTTCATTTCATACCTCGTGGTGCTCAAACGTTTCGTTTACCAAGCTCGCCAGTTTCTTCGCCGCATTCATAGATGCTTTCTCCAAAGCAAATGGGAATAGGGCATGGATTGAACTTGTTACGAATACTGCTACAGACCAAATGACCATGTTTAGGCCGATCTTAATGTGGCCGAAGTATCCAGTATTTGCCTTATTTAAATGTTGAGTTAGTGTAGTCATAAGCGCATCCTCCTTTTGTGTGCGATGTTATTTATACATACCATGGAGTAAAAGAATAAACCGGCAAAGCAGGATCCCGGCAATTCAACACCATGTAATTGAACCAAGATGTTTTTCCTGCTTCAACTTTTCTTGTAAACTTTATACGAGACATTAGATAGTTAGTATCAAACGCACTCCATAACAGTCCGTACTTACCTTTCGTATATGATACGTTTTTCTTTTCAAAATATAAATCATAATACTTGTCACGAAACTTTTGAATAAACTGTTCGTTATCTGGATCAATGTATGTGAACACGATTTGTTTCGTATAATGGGATAGCGTTTTGAGGCAAAGCATTACCTCACAGATATCCATATGGGTAAAGACACTATTCGCAAATACAATGTCATAATATTGTGGAATAAATGGAAATTTTTCTTTAGGATTGCCGTCAGGATTGTAGTGCTCGTGATAATAATCCCAATGGATTGTTGAAACGCCAGGGTTTTCTTTTTCGCATAATCGTAATGCTTCTGTGCTTACATCAAGACAAGTATAATTTTCTGGTTTAATTTTGCCTTCGCTTGAAGCAATTAGATTACCTCGGTTGCCGCCAAAGTCTAAAATAGTCTTATCTTCATAATCGTCGACAATCTGTGTAAAAATATCAAACACATTTGCCTTTCTAAATATCGAAGAGTTCACTTTCTTTACCTTTAATCATTTCCAACACCTCATCATAATCCATATCATCAATTGTAAAGCGGCACATAATACGCGTATCGTCAGTTTTAACGCCGTGCAATTCTTGTACGTTTAACATAGCGCATTTGTAATATATATTATATTTATCATCAAACGTAACAGGACCTTCACCATTTAAAATAATATTGATAGCAACAGTTGCGCCAACATCACGATGAGAATTTAAATCTGAATGCGCAGCCTGTCTATAATATCGCGGTTTAACTCGAGTCCCAATCATATGCGATAATCTGTTTGCGATTGAATGCGCAAGATCGCAATCTACCATATCGTCAAGACGTATTACATCCATCTCTTCAAGGGTACGAGTAATTGTTCCGTTGGATGCAGTATACTTTTTAGCTCGATGAAGATTGTCGTAAAACTCATCTTTAAGATCTTCGACCAATTGTTTAGATATCGGCAAATGCGTTAGATATTTTTTCATGGCAATATATCCGCCACAAAATGAATGCGATCTGTTCCGCTGGCGTTAAGTGCCGTATGGTAACCTTTATCGGTATGAGCAAAAGTCCATTCTCCTAATGGAAGATGGTATATCTCATCCTCAATAATCATAAGGCATCCTTCATCAGTTTGAATTGGATAATGAACTCGTGGTATAGGATCAATGTGCCAATTCATACAAGTACGTGGTTTTGATTTGAGCAATCTTACACGGCCTATATTGAACCTTTTCTTTAATACATTATACATATCTTCAAATAGAGTACCGACAAACACATCGCACAATTCCCAATCGTAAACTGAGCTAGGTTTCATTGGAATTCTAACGTCACCTTCCGGTGTATGGCGGATAAAGAAATCGCTTTTACCTTTGTCGGCAAAAAATCCCGCTCCAAAATTAACATCATCAGTATATCCAGGAGCAGCATTTAAACAAATCTGTTCAGCACTTAATGGGTGTGAAGGTTGCAACCAAGATACCTCGCCTGTTCGTTTAAGTAATTCTATTTCATTCAATAAACCGCTAAATTTTTGGAGTGGCATTTTTTCAAAATATTTCATAGTCCTAAAAAGCTTTCTACTTTATCATAATAACTTCTTTGCATATACGCTTTAGCGCGTTCTTTAACTGCAGGATCTTCAAACAATTGCGTAAACGTCATCTTACGTAATTCTGAAAATTCATACCCAAGGCATTGATAAAACATAAGGAAAAAAGTTGCTACCTTAATATCGTCAATGAATTCGGCTTGTAATTTTTTAGTATACTCAACAGCCTCAACACTGGTCCAATCGTCGCGGATCCAACGTTTTGTATCAGGCTCAACATAAAAACCGTATTCCTCGTGCCTTATAGATAATTCTGATGCTGTACCTAATTCCAATGGGCTAAACGAATACGAATCAAATAGATCTGAGTTTTTAAATAACTCTTTTGTCCATACATCCATTGTTTCTTCATTGTCGTGTGGCAATCCTGTAATAAAACTACCATACACACTCAGCTCTTGATTGAATACTTCCTTTGAGCGGCGGATTGTTTCAAAGATCTTATCTTTACTACAACCTTTTCCAATAGCTTTTGCCGCGTCAGGATTTAAACTTTCAATGCCTAAGAACCACGCACAGCAATTAATTCGCTTCAGATAATCAAGTTGCTCAGGATATCTTACAATTAAATCAATACGGATAAATGCTGAAAACTGTAATTGCTCAGGAAGATTCAATTCTTCAATCGCTTCGGCAATTGCCTGCAGCTTAACTGTTTGCTCATTAAATGTATCGTCAATGATTACGTATTTGGTTGTTCCGTATAGATCATAATTTTGTTGTAGCTCGTGTTTGATCTTTTCTTTTTCTCGAAGGAACGATAAGTCGCCTTTCTTTTTACCGATTAATGGATACGCACAGAATTTACATTTAAAAATACAACCTCGGCCGAACTCAATTCCCATTGCGTCTTCAGGATTCCAAAAATCCTCAGGCACATAATTGATTTGCGAGTTTCTAAAATCAAACTGATTTCCTTTTTGGTCAAAATCAATTACCTTCGGACTTGAACCATACGCAATATTGTAATTAAGGCGTGTTCCGTTTTTTAAATGGTCAGTAATATGCTCAGCCATTGCTTCACCCATACCAACAACATAATAGTCAATACAGTCCGCAACTTCTTTTTCTTGCGCGCGATGAGCATTCATCATTCCGCCATAAACAGTCTTAACACCTTTGGCACGGATATAGTCTGTCATCTGTTTAATATCTTCATCCTGTGTCGGCCATCGCCACAGAATATTTTTTCGAGCACCGTCTCGAGTATGCCGTTTTGTATAAACATCATCGCCGCGTCTCATAAACAACGTAGAACTAAATCCACACCATAACGTATTTTCACCAATGAGTTTATCAAGCAACTCTTCCATTCTACCGTTCTTAATCCAATGGGTAAAGTTGTTTAATACAAACACACTATACCCAAGGTTACGCATATGTGACGCAATCTTATAACCGCCAACAGCACGTGCTACCTGAAAGATAGGATCGCTGCCTTCAGTCATAATGATAATGTCATATGGTTTATCTATTTTCATTTTAACCTTTTCTTGGATTTTTAAAATCTACAGGAGTGCCATCACGGCCAGTATACCAAAGCCATCCCCAATCATCAACAACGACCTGGTCCTTTGTATTAAACCAATCGTCATACACGCAAGAATCGCCTTTTACCCAAAGACAATTGTTTTCATCTACCTTCCATTCGCAATGGAATATGTTTCCAAGGACCGTTGCATTTTTTGGTTGCTTAGTTAATGCCGCAATGACGTCAAATTTAGAACGGAATTTATGCATAATAGCATTTACTCCAATTTCAGTCATTCCCCATATTGTTATAACAGTTGCACCACGATCAACGAATGCTTCAATAATATCAAACGTGACAGGCTCAGATCCAACTAAAAATACTTTATCTTTTAAGTTAAGATCTTTAAAGCCTTTTGTTCTCATCACAGCTAACGCTTGCTTCGGCGTTAAGTGCGTATGTGTATATTTATGGGCTATCTGCACATAACGATATGGGTTGAACTTTTCAAGGTCAACAGTTGCTCCGGCCATTAAACCTGGAATTGTTTGGGCAAACAATGCGCCTGCTCTTTGTGGATTCAAACAAGTATAGATTACTGAATTGCCAGTAATACCTTGCGTTTCAATAGCAGCGTGAGAATTTGCTATTGATTTATACGGAGGTTGAAATATTTCCTTAGGCTCTCCAGATGAACCACTTGTTTTAATTACAATCCCTTTCTCGGCGGCATCACGGAAATAATCCTCATCATAATTATCGTACCAAGTTCTTAACGGCATATATTCACCTAAAGTAATTAAAACCAAATTCACGGTCTACGTATCGCAATACGTGATGACCCATAAATCTTTCGGTTATTGTTTTGAACATCTGATCTTCCTGATCTGCTACATATCTTTGTAATACATCAGTTTCTTTTAAATTATTTGAGGCTCGGTCTTTTGCCCAATCCCAAAATTCATTTTCATATATTGATCCACCGTGATATATCAAATTAATGAGATCTTCAACAGCACGGTAATTTAATACGCACAACTCGTTTGCTTCATCTTCATTAATTTCGCCTCTAATGTAATCCGATAAAATTTGAGTATTTTTAACAGCCATATAAAGTGAGTTAGCACTCATAGGCTCAAAGAATACCGCTCTGTTACCATTCTTGAGCATACGTCCGTTGACTGTCTTTTTACAATAATATGGTTTAATTGGAAATGTTCTGAAGTCCTCAATATCATCCTCGGTCGCATTCGTGATACGAATAAGTTCTTCAATTGCCATTTTCTTATCGGCAAAATTATTATTGTATAGCAATCCGTGTGAGGTGCGATGCTGCAACGGAATTACAAACATCCATCCATACTTATGAGCTACGTGACGAGTAAATCCAAAGTCAGAAGGTTCAGGATCGTCGTATACCAATGCCGAGTTTAAAATTAAATCACATTCTTTATAATCAGTAAAGTCTTGAGGTCTGCCTCGACAATCAATCACATAGTCAAAAACGCATAGCTCTTTGTTGATTGTTAATGCACAACCTGCGCTATCCCACATTGGATGGTCACCAACCTCTCCTTCAAGTAATGTATAATTTGGATAGAGTTTTTGTAATCTGTCTAAACCCATCTTTGCAAAATCACGGGCATCAAAATGAACGGCATGATAACCAGTTTGAAATGGAAAGATAATATCCTTTTCACGCCAATCAATATAATGCGTACCATATTTTGTCGTGCTGTTTAATTCCTTAGCCTCTGTGGCAAATATAAAGTCAAATGCTTGCCCAATCGCAAAGGTTACTTCTGAGGTTGTGCTTTCTCCTACGCCAAGAATTGGAATGTTTGGATCAAAAACATGAGTAACTTCACAGTCAATACCACGGTTTTTAAAATCTTTAAGAATACAGCCGGTGGTTAAAATGCCTGCGCTGCCTGCTCCTAAGATTGCGATTTTCATGCTTCACCTCTAACTTTCAAATACTTTTCTTGATTTAATAACCAAATATTTTGTTCCACACCGCGTACCTGTTCTTTACTAACATGACTAACGATACCATTCTTTTCGAGAATATAATATAAGCGATTTAGTCTAAGCATTGAACCGCTTGCATCGTTTTCGGTATTTGTTGTAATGTATATAGGTTCTCTATTAACAATATCAATCGCTAAAGGCAAATGGTATTTGAACATCCAACAATTCATATGGTTACGGCTTAACCCACCAGGAATTGAATATAACTGGCATCCTCGGTACAATGCCCTATACCCATCTTTGAATTTATGTAATCCACTCACTCCAACAATTTTATCTTCATCGTACGTGGCAAACCAGCAACCGCCACCTTTAATTGTTACAAAGAAATTCATACGCTCGAGTGAATCGTTGTTTTTAAACCCACGTTCTTTACAAGCATGGACAAATTCCATGAGATCTTCGTTTGCTTCAAATAAAATTTCTGTTCTGAATTCTGGCTTTATCATGTGAATTTAAATTCCAAGTCCTTCCATACGGTTGTAGATCCAAACATTGCTGCCAATCTTTCAGGTTCCTTTGTAATCTCAAAGGTTTCAAATCGGTCAAGCAACGCATTCGTAATAACATCTAAATATTTTTTAACTAAAAAATCGCCAGTACAATGGTGCGGTCCATAAGCAAGCGTAACAGGATACGGCTCGTCGTCTCGTTCTAATTTAAATTCTAATGGATCCTTGTAATATTTTGGATCTCGGTTTGCGCCATACGTATATAAAAGAATACGCCCATTTTGGTCAAACTTGTATCCGTGATAGTCCATTGTTTCTGTAATATCTCGAATACCGCCTTTAAGAGGAGCAAGACGTAATACTTCTCGAGTAAAGTTTTTAACAAGCTCGCGATCCTTTTGAATTCTTTTCACAATATCAGGATGGTTTGCTAAACACATTACAAGATACTGATATAAAGACAAAGCAAACGTTGGAATCACGACAGTCCATAACGACTGAATAAACATATATCCCATCAGCTTTGGATTATCGTTATATTCCCATTGCTTATCGCTTAGGTTATATGCCATATTGACCATCGTATCTTCGTTACGACCTTCAAGCATATAATAATCAAGAGTATCGTTTACAGCCTGAGAAAACATTTTATAGAATTCAGTTGTTTCAGCAACCGGCTTATCGTAATCAAAATCTGGATTATAGTTTGAGAATACGTTGCCAGGTCTCATCCATTCGTGAAAGCCATCTTTTACTTGTTCTTCAGTTACGTCAAGCTCATCCCACGGAAATTCAATAGTCTGAATTTGCGTATCAGTTGCGATGCGTCCGATTACATCATAAGACAAAAATGGTTTGCCTTTTTCAATTGTATCTAATGAGTCATTAACATTCTTAGTAAAAATATCAAGGAAATCGTCAGCACGACGGCGAATCCATTCAAGGCTGTGCTTTTTTGCTAAATGATGATGAGGACCTTCTCGTAAAGTCAACGCATAACCTGCACGCCATATACCACCTAATGGAGTTGGATCAAACGGTGCAGGTGAAGTTTTTGCTAAGCTGAACGCTTCATTCATTTTGGATGCTTCTTTTAAGCGATCCATTGAAAAGATTATCCAATGCTTATACGTTGGGTGCCAAAAGAATCCACGCGGTTCGTTTTCAAAAAGAAACTCCGCGTGTTCATCCATTTTATAAAGGAACTCTGAACGAGTTATATCAAAATCAGTTTTTCTCATAATATAATAAAAGTTGATTAAAGGTCGGCAGTCTCAGGGGAAAAAGAAATCGCCCAACCGTTACCGGTCATTGTATCTTTAACTGTTTGAGAAACACCTGCCATGAGCGTTTTATATTCAGCCGCGGCGGCATCAGTAAAAGTATTTTGAACTGTCCATACTCCATCAGCAACTGATACCTCAGTAGTACGGCCGCCATCAACTTCTGCAGTTGCAAGAAAATCCTGTACATTTGTTGGCAACAATTCGCGCACATAACCCATTACCTGTGCTCTCGTTGCGTCAGGCATTGTAGCTGGGGGTGTAACTGTAACTGTTTGTGTAGGCATAATTTATCCTCCGTTATTGATTTATTTATTCTTCAAAGTACAGGCTAAAGTTTTTAGAAATAAAGTGTTTTATGACAGCCTTGTCTTCAATGTTTCTTGCGTTATATTTGTTCCTTGCGGCATACCATGCTTGATGACCTATTTCAAAAGATTTTATATTATCATAGTTATGTTGAGAATGCCAATGTGCTGCAAGTCTGAATACAGGAACGTTGTTCTTAATTGTTTTATAGGAAAAGATTGTTTCGTTATCGTACCCAAAAGATGCTCTTATATTACTAGGATACATGCTAAACTCATCTTCTTTAAGTTCTAACATTGTATCAAGCACTTCGTCAATATCTCCAAAGAAATCAAGTTGTTCCATTGATTTTTTATTGGCTATAATAACGCCAGTGTTATACGCGTAGTTTTCGTTTTCAATATCGTCGTTCGTTAGTAGTGCATGTGAATTCCAATACTTTGCTTGAGGATTACGAAAATCTTTATTATAGTTTACAAGATATTCAGATGACTTGCCATCAATTTTTAATTCCGCGGCAGTATTATAAAAACAACAAAGAGCATGGCTACAAGGAACGTGGTCAAACGCATCGGCATAACTTAAAAACAAACAGTCAAAGTCAACATACATTACAAGGTCGTAATCTTTTGTTAGCTTTTCAGTTAACCAAATCTTATATAAATTGATTACGTCATATTCTGATAATTGCGGAAAGCGTTTATAGAATTGTTCGTATTCTTCATTACGACCGATATGAACATAATCAGCACCGATGTGTTTAGCATAATCTTTATGATTATCTAATATTTTTTCTCGGTATTTGTTTAATTGTCTTTTTGCTATTGCGCTTTTGTTTTCAGGATTATCTGAATAACCTTTTGGATTATCGAGTCTTTCCTCAGGAATATCAATATGTAAAGAAAAAATCAGTTTCGTTTTATCTTTGAAAAACCTACCAAATTGTTTATTGATAATATGTAGGATCTTTCCTTCGTAACCTTCTGCTGGTAACTCCGAATAGATTTTATGCCATTCCTCATCCATTAGTACGTATGGGATGTTGTATTCTTCAAGGATGTATGAGAATATGCTTTCGTTATTTGGATAATAACTTAGCATAATTGTACCGAAGATTGCGTCGGTTGATAAAGCTTTATCTTTAATGTCTTCGAGCTTATTAATAATGGAAGGTAATCTATCAACAAACTGAATCTGTTTAATGTATTCAGATCTTGCTAACATAATGCCCGTATTCATTACGTGGTTATCCTTACCACCTAACAAATCTTTTGTGATATGATATTTAAGAGTAGGAGAACGTAATCCGATAACATCAAATAGCAAATCCTGCTTGTCCTTGCCAATAATATCGTAATCTTGATCTCTAATATAAATGCCTTTGCTTAGATCTAATTCTTCAAATACGTTTTCGTCTGTATTAAATACAACGTCCATATCAACGTACATTACTTCATCATATTCTTCAGCAAGGTTTGCCATCAAATGATGCTTATATAAATTGACCTTCGCAAATTCTAAATTTACATCAACCTCAAAATCCTTCATCGTATTGCGATAGAAAATAAATTCAACGCCGATCTTTTCAGCATAATCTTTTTTGTTTTGTAGCAGTCGGTCAAAGTATTCTTCAATGCATTTCTGTTTGGCAATGTCAGCCTGACGAGTTGCCTTCCAATCAAGATCAACCGTTGCCTGACTTTTATTGACTTTTTCGCCACGATTAATATCGTCGTAAGTTGTAAATATTACTCGTTTCATTTTCCTATTACCATATATCTTTCATATTTACCAGCATCAAGAGAACCTTTCCATTCAACCTTTCGAAGACCTAGCGAATCTACAAATTCATCAAGACTATTGTGTGTATTGATATGGGATTGGATTTCGTGATAGTTGTTACCTTGAAAACAGACTAAAGTATTCGGTGCTTTCATTCGGGTCATTAACAACAAATCTTCAGGCTCCATATGCTCACAGCTTGTATTAATAATTATATCACATTTTTGTATATTGTCAAATACCCATTCTTCAGCATCTTCAATAATACAATAGGTTCGGTCGCTTTCCATTCCTTGAAATAACAGTTTAGCAAAACGTGCCGTCTCAGGATCAGAATCAACGTTATGAATGTGCGGGTTTGTTTCTAATTGCTCTCGTAATAATAAACTGATTAATCCGTACCACGATCCAAGGACAGCAATGTTGTTAACCTTTTTATCTATGAATGGCATTAGGTTATTAACCAACCATTCCTTTGAAGCAAATTGGTTTTCGTTTACTGAATTGATAATGTCGTGTATACGAAAAAGGTCAACGTCAGGATTCCATTTACTTTTTTCATAAAGATCGTCAATGGCATTCAGTGCATTTCTATAAAGCAATTCTCGGTAATTCATATTCGATTCCATTATACATATCAATTGGTGCGATATAATTTTCGTTAGCTACACTGTTTACAATCCCGTCGGCAAACGTATCCAAAGCAAAACCTTCGTGAACGAGAAAGCGATCTATGCCTTTGTATTTTCGCATAAAGTAATCGCGGTTCGTCATAAAGTGATCCCATATATGAGCTTGCTGTTTTGCTGTCCACGTTATCACTGAGCTATTTATTTTTACGTCATAGGCATGTTTATCAAAATACATATCTTTTTTCCAATACGCATTGATAACTGTAAGATTATTCCATTTAATAAAATTAGATGGGTCTTCTTTAACATCCATATCCAAATCAAAAAATAAACACTTGCCTTTAACTGGAAAATCTTTACTAAACATCGCAAGCTTATTCCACCAAAACCTTAAAGATGGTTTTTTGAGTATTGGAATAATATTGATTCTTGCATCAATATGTTGCTTGTTTTCAGTATAGCAATAAAAATCTGCGTTGGGATAATATTTAACTAATTGCTTATAAAGTCTATTTACATGTAAAGCGCTATACTTGTCGCCGTGTTTTACAAATATAATACTATCAGGTTGCATGGTATGCTCTTAACTGATGACGCTTTTTAATTCTATTACTACAATTGCGTGCGCATTGTGGAACAGGGTTATCTCCTTCCATACTTGCTTGTAATTTTTTCGCAAACCATTCGCTTGTAATAATATCAGATAATGTAGTGTGAAATATGTTATACTTTTCTAAGTTCTGATTATAGTCATCAGCGTATATTTCGTGGCGTTCAATTTCACGTCCATATGTTTTATCAACTCTATTTTTATAATGGGCATTCGCATGGAAACAGCAAGGCAATACTTGTCCATCAGGATTAATCACAACCTCGTTACGCGGCCTTGCCCAACGGCATTTGATTTCATACTCGTTTTCAGATATATCTGTTCCTGATATTTTTCCGTCAGGTAAAGATTCCTGGTCGGCTCTTTCAAACGTATCTTCGTTTCCATTCTCATCAATAAACCGATCTACCCCATCTTGAGTATGGTCAAATCTATCTGATATAACAAACGTATGAATATCAGCGCCGTGTGCTTTAACTAATTCTTTGATCTGTTCTTTATAATCTTGATTGTGTTTAAACAAAACGGTTTGAGAACGTACCTTTGCGTTTGTATTGCTCAATGTTTCCATATTAGATAATACACGATCTAACTCAGTAAATCGTCGATACTTTTGGTGCATTTCCTGATCTATTCCATCAACTGCAAACACGACCTCAAGTTGAGAACCGCAGTATACTCCTAGATCCCACCACCAATCGTCATTACGAATACTACCATTTGTATCAATTGAAATAAAGCAAAAGTAATTGTTGTCCACAATATACTTACACATTTCAAATAGATCCTTTGCCATTACAGGATCACCCCAAGTTCCACAGAATTTAAACTGATTAACCTTCTTTACTTCATCTGGAGGAAATGCTTTTTTGAATGTTTCAAGATCCCATTGGATTAACGGAAGCCAACCTTGTTTTCCTAAACCATTTTTATCGGTACGATGGCACTGAGGACAACCCGCATTGCAATACGTTGAAATATCAAGAAAAACCTTGATACCTTCTGGACTCCATAACATATATCACCTACTGCATTAAATATAAAACGGATAAACCCTCAAGAATTGTTTGAGATCTACGCAATGCTTTTTTCTGATCTGTTGTGGCCTTCTTCATCAACTCACTGTCAATTGCCCACATCTTAAAACCAAATACTGCATCTTTGTTTTTGTTGTTATTAACAATTATATCCCAAAATTTTGAATGGTCAATAGAAAATTCAACAGTATCGGTTTTTCCTTCTTCGACCTTACTGATATTTTGATATGATTGTAAATTATGACGTTTCAGAACTTCAGATAAACGGATTTCAACTTCTTCATTAACAATCCGAGCAAAACGCTTACCGTCTGCTATACGCATCTCATCCGTAGCATTCATAATTTTTTCAACATCCCAACCGTCTGCCGCCAAAGCTTTATAGTCGGGATTGTGTTCGTTAGCAGGAATTACATATCCACGTATGCGATCTCCATCATTATATTCAACTCTGATTGTATTACATTCTTTGTTTATGTAATAGGCACGAGTTACCTTACCACTAAAATCTGCCATTATATAATCTCCTTATGCGCCGCCTTCCCATAATAGTCTGTAATATCCAGTTGCTTCAACGGTTGACTGGTCCTTTGAAAGTTGGAACGTAAATATTGACATGCCACCTGGATAAGTTCCTGGAGTTCGTAAATCTTCAATTACGAAATATCTGTTAGTCCCACCTGTGCTGTCAATTCTATACCAAGTATTTAAACTCCAACCGCCTTGTATTGTACCTTGGCCAGTTCTTGAAGTACAACGAACGTACCAAGTACCAGTTGGGTTTACAGTATTACTCCAAGGTTGGAATCGGCTTGTCACTGTTACTCGAGTATCAGTATCATCAATGTATGCAATCTTGCCGTCGGTTCTGAACATCCACCCAAGCTCCATACCGTTGGATCCGGGTAAAGGTATATCTCCACTTACTTTTGGTTGTGAAACAGTACCTTCAAGTTGTCCTACTTCCTCTAAAATATCTACAACATCAACTGACACTGCGACGTTTCCTGCAGAAGTTGCGAACGTACAAGTAACTGTTTCGTTTTCAGTTCCTGCATCATTTGCCAATGTGATTGATGTTGAGCCTGATGCACCACTGATTGTTACGCTGCCTGATAATTGTCCTGAGGAAAGATCGTCGGCTGTTATACCTGAAATGGTATAAGCAATTGCTCTACCATCCGGTACGTTGTTTGTATTAAGTGTAAATGTAACTGATTCGCCTTCGTTAACACTGCCTGATGGATTTGCTGATGCCGAGAACGTTTCTGTTTGGTCGGTTCCCGAAACATCACCACTATTAACAATTTTTAAATACCACGTATTCCTTGTGGTGACAGAGCCTGCAGGAACTTCTTGTGAATAATACGTATCATTAACTTGACGAGTCCTACGGTCAAATGAATTGTAATGAGTATCAGTCATACCTTGGCCGCTTACACGACCTTGTGTGCCATCTTGGTTTTCAATTTGATAACGAATCTGAGATCCTGACAATGAAACAATCGCATATCGCATATGGTATTGTAGCATAGAATTAAAATCAGCTTCAGTATATTGAACGATATCGCCATTAGTATCAATTTTAAAAGGCAAGCTTGCTTGTACTGCACTTGAATTTTTAACATACAAATACCAAGTGTTTTCTGTTGCAGGTTGGTCAAGCGGGTTTTCAGGAATAGTACCTGTTCTTATTGAATCGTCAGAAATTGTATCGGAAAAGACAGGGTTTGCACTAACTAAAGTAAAACCTGTTTTTGTTGGATAGTCGTCATAAATTGCGTACTGTCCTGCGCCTGCATAGTTTCCTGAACCGGTTGGTGCAAACCATTCCGCAATTGTCGGCGCAATAAAAGTATCGTAAAAATCTTGTCTTGTCATTGCGACAAATTCATTAGACGCATTTAGATATAAAGGATATGCAATATTTACGTTTGAATCATCCCACGTATTTGCAGGAGATGCCACGGATTGATCCATAGTATCCCATACGGTATCAATTGCCTGTACGTCAGGCCCATCTGGAAATCCTGTATTAGTTGATGCTGCCGCACCTGCTTGATACCTACGGTCAATCATTTGATTTAGATTACCGCTATTGGCAACCACACTAAGCGACACCGATGGATTTAAACTATATTGGTGAATTGCCTGTTCGCCGATTAATTGCATCTCGGCTGCCGACATGATCTGAAACTCATTCTGACCATTCAGCTTTAGAACAGTTGAACGGACAGCCATTAGCTACGGTCCTCGGCTCCATAAATTTCTTTTACAACAGTTCCCGCCGCATTCTTAACTACAAGTTTGTTTGCTCTTGCTACAAGATTGTCGTTAATTGTGTTGCTTGTTGTTGTATCAACATCGGCGATGTTTTCTAAATGCTTGTCATTGCTAATCACAATGTCATTTGCTACTTTAATTGGCATCTTTATCTCCTATCAGACGGTTATAAAGTTATTAGATTTATTTATAATAGACTTGTGTAACAAGAAATCGCTTTAAACAAAGACTCTTGCTTTCTTAATTCTTTCTTGGCATCCGAAGACGCATTCTTTACAGCTTCTTGTTCAAGTGCCCATAATTTAAATTTAAAAAGCTCATCTTTATTATCATCGGATTTTGAAATCATTTCCCAAACACCGGTGTCCAAAGATTTTTGAATCTCGGCCGATTTCGTTTCAGCTTCTAATTCTCTTGCACCTGCAGCTTGTAATCTTTTATTGAGTTCGTCAACCTTTTCTTTTAGTTTGATCTCAATAGTTTTATCAGCAAGCTCTTGTGCTGCTTTTTGAATAAGAACATTAATATCTCGAGAAGCCTGTCTTTTATATGCTTCCGTAGTTCTTACAAGTATTTCTTCTGTATATCCAGAAGCAACTAAATCTTGATAATCTGTATTGCTTGGATCAGCAGGAATGCTGTGAATGCGTATTTTTCCGTCCTGTCCTTTCCATTCTACTAAGACCGTGGAATAGGAGGAATCTTCATATCTTGCGCTAATTGCTTGGTCTATAATTGGGTTATTCATATCTTTCTCCTATTATGCCCCACCTTCGTATTGGTTTTTATAGTATCCTGTCGCCAAAATTCCTGGGATTGTTTGTGTAACTGCGGAGTATCCGCCACCTTGCGATGTCCCAACGTCATATGTGTAGTTATCCGAGCCTTGGACGGATGTCGGTATATCAATTTCTTGGTTATAAGTTTGATTGAATTTTAATGTCCCGTTCCAATAAACTCTTACACGCCATTCGCTAAAATCAATTTGCTCTTCAAGCCAGTAATATTCTGGTGATGATAAGCTATATTGGTTACTCGTAACTTGGTCACTGCCCGTCGCACTTTCTGATATATCAAGTTTTATTATGGCTTCACGAGGTCCATACGAATTGGAAGCGCTGTTATCCGAAAAGAAAAACGATCTACTTGTATTTAATTGAAGCCACGTATTGTAAGCGTTTGGCGAAGGCGTCGGATTACTAAAGCTTTGTCCTGTATCAGACGAATAAACTGTTGCTCTTACATAATAAGTTTTAGTTGGGGAAGGCGCATTGCTATTCCAATCTAAGTGACCAGTGGCACTATATTGCGGGAATCTGTCAGAATCATAATCTTCAATTGTACCGCTTGAGTTAACTCTCCAACCCATAAGAATAGATCCATCTGTTAAAGGAGGCACTCCGTTAGTTTCTGGAGATAAAGCTGTACCTTCAAGAGAAACCGTTTCGTTTGCCGCTGATAAGCTTGTATCATTAATCGTAACTGATACTGAAGCACCGCCTGCATTAAACGTTGCAGTTTCAGTACCTTCAGTATTTGAATCATTAGCCAACGTGATTTGAGTTGTTCCACTAGAAGATGCAA